GTTGACTTAATGTATGAGAATATTCTCCTCCAGTACTACCATTATTAAAGTTTACACCATAATCTGACATACCTTGGCCTATTAATACACGACCTGGGGTGGGCGGTGGGGTAAAAAATTAAAAAGATTGTATATTATATTTATGAATGGATGAAAGAAATATCCATAAATCAATTGTTTTGAGATTTATATAGAAGATCTAATCTCAGGAAGGAGAAATGTATTATGAAAACGAAACATATTGTAAAAGAATACTATTGTGATGGTGAGAAAACGTTTTTGTATGCAGTTACTAGACTGGTGGCTGTGCCAACAACTAAACTCGAAAAAGGCAGTAATTGATTTTAAGTATAATTCCATCAATGATCTTGGTGAATTAGACGAAGAGTTAATGATTAAAGCATTGCCTAAAGGAAAGAAGCGCGAGAAAGCATTACAATTTGTAATGTTAATGTTTCCGGAGGTACTTAACTGTGAACTTCCCATACAGGCTCCGTCTAACTTACAGTTTATTGCTACAGCTGTAGCGATGAAAAAAGACGATATCAAAATGGCGAAGTGGAAGCGTCGTCATCATATTACCACACGGACAGAATATGTTAATGGCGGCTTCATGTACACATGCTATGAATTTCAAGAATAATATTTTAGGAGAAGGCCAATCTCTAGCCTTCTCCAAAATTTTATTTTTTGAAATATTTGTCTTCAATATATTTTTTAGCTAGTATAAATAAATATTTAACTAGTCTGATACCATTAACTTTTATTTTTTGTAGCTTATGAAATTTATTAATTTTAAAATCAAGTATTGTCATTTTTATTTCCTTTAAATGGAAGATTATGGTTCAATACTGGATTATAGTCTAACTCGTTAAATCTTATGCTCTCAAATTGATTTAGAGCTGCACTATCAAATTTATATCCTGTATCTAAAAATATTTCTTTAAATAGTTTCATTTCCATATGGCGTAATTCGCATTGATTTCGTAGTTTACTTTCTAAAGAACCTGCACAATGCTTACATGTTACCATACATTCAAAACAATGTAATGCGTGGCATGGTTTTCCTTTATACATCATACCACAGCTTGGAGGTTTATTATAATCCGCTACGAAATTTTCCATTTTAGTTTTATCCAAGCCTTCATAGATATTACCAAAATTTGTATCTTCATCATGTACTTTAGAAATATCGTCTGATAAAGAACACGGGAAAATTTCTCCCTGAGGATTAAAAAATAACGTAGCTCCTAGATGTCTACATGTTACCCATCTACGTCTACTTTGGAAATCCATCTTAATATCATTATAGCACATATAAAGCATATTTTCAATATTAATTATATATTCTGCAATTTTATGCTCTCTAGCATATAAGAAAATTTTTCTAAGCTGTTCCTCAGTTTTTGAAATGAAATCATCTTCTTCAAAAACTTTCTCATCATTTATTACATAATATTCCCAGTGTTTGCAACCATTTTCAACTACGAATCTATAGTCATCAAATAATTCATCTATAGTATCTCGTGTAGCAGCAGTTCTAATATTAATTCCTTCTCTATATTCGTTGCATAGTGTTCCTAAGTATTTTATATTTTTATTAAAAAACTCATCATCATAAGCTTTATTTTTTACTAGTCTACTTCTTGATGCACTATGTAAACCATCCCATGAAAGATGAAAGAAATATGGTTCAATATATCCTTCATCCATAAGACCAATTAATTCTTTAAGTTTAGAACCATTGGTGAATACGTTATAGCAAAATTTGGTATCTTTATATCGTCTGACTTTATTAATTTGCTTACATGCATTTCGTAATTCATCTACCGCTAAGCTAGGTTCTCCACCAGATAGCATAAATGAAACTCTTGGAGCTAACGGAAGTTTAATTAAAAATTTATTTAACGCTTTATAATCAGTAAATTTTGTAGTTTCATTTTTTACATATTCATGCTGATAGCAATATTTACAATTTAGATTGCAAAAATTTGTCACACGTAATCCAAGAACACTTATTTCATCATACATCGTCTTCCTCCTCTTTATCATCTTCTCCAGGTGTTGGAACTTCATTAACCGTCCCAAAAGGATAGACATCAAATGTTTGAGTTTTAATTTCTCCATCTTTATACTCATTAACTTGTGCAGTTATAATACCATCAATAGAGAAATCTGGAGAGTTTTTAGTTTGTTGGTAATCATTTTCATAATATGCCTTAAACAACTCTAAAGTTTCACTGTTATTATTAAACCAATCATCATAGTGTTTTAATGTTTTCTGAAATGATAATACGGACGGTTCTTTGGAATTAAGTGTATTGATTATTTTTTCTTCATCACCAAGAACGAACTCTTTATCAATAATATTAATATTCGTCAATTTATCCGATGATTCTAGTAAATCAGTCATTTTTAATAAACGTCTTACACTAGCAGCATACATTTCAATCATGACTTTATCGTATACCATTAGCCCACTTAGCAATCTTCTCATATCTGATAAGCCGAGATTCGTATACTTAATAAGTAAATCAAGATATCTGCAAGCCGCATTGAAATCACGGCAAGCAAATGCCAATTCAAATTTAGTATTTAAAATAGATACTTTAGCAATGCTGTAATCGCCATATTGAATATTGAATAAGTCTTCATCAATAGATGTAGAATTCAATGCAGTATATGCCGCATAATCAGAAGACATTTCATCAGTCATTAATGTAATGCAATGAGCAAATACTTCAAGGTATTCATAATCAAGAATGTCTTTATCTACAATATCTTTATACTTAACTCTGCAAGAATCCAGATATTCTTTAATTGTGTTAAGATACTCTGGTGTAGATTTATCTTTAATCTTTCTACATAAAGTTTCTGTAGATGCAGTAATATATTTAAGATGTACGTAAGAAGACATCTCTTTTAATTTATCCCATTCAATTGATTCATAATAATTTTTATAAATATTTTGGAATACTGGATACGTTCTATCATCATATGACCAGTTGATAATATTAGACAAAATAAAGAGTCTAGTTTCTTCATCTTGTGTATAGTCATTATATAAAGCTAATAATTTCTCTTTATTATATGACACATCGGCACAAACTAATGTTTCAATCTGCATATTTTCTGGAATATATTTATCAATCATTAAATCTACTTCATCTAATATAAACCTAGTGTATTTAGTATTTAATTTGTTTTCCCATGCTATAGCATCTACTAAAGAACTTACGCCAGTAAAAGACTCTCCGACTTTTTCAGTAATTAGTCTAAATTCATCTGAGTCTTTTACTATTTTATATATTCTTTCTGGCAAATAATAAAGCATTATTTCGCCCCCTTAGAGTTTATTGCAGTATATAAATTAACTTCAAAATTGTGATAGTCTTGAATGATTTTATATAGTTTTTGGTATTCGCTAAATGTAAGCGAATCTAACCATTCAGTTATCGTTTCATAAATAATTTTAGCCATCTGACATGCAGCTTCCGTATGCTTATACTTCCATTCATCTCCGAAGTATAAAACTCTTTCATACCGGCAGCCACCATCACATACACAGCTGTATTTACAATTCTTACAATCTTCTGATAAGCAAGGACGTTGTAGTTCTTCTTCACTAAAGTCTTTAACCTCTTGTGATAATGCGGTACAAAAACATTTTTTACCATATGGAGTAATTACTTCATATTTACCAGCATCACAAGATGCATAATTTTTATCATTATTTAAAATAGCACTTATCCTATTTAAGTGCTCATAATATACATAATCTAAACTAAAAGTTTTTCTATAATATTCTTTAAACTTCTTCAAATAATTTTCTGTATATACTTTTCTATGTGCAATAACAAACTCACCATGCACGTTAGGATACTTATTATGCAATTCGACAAACGTTTTATGAATATCTGGGAAAATATCTATATTTTCATTTCCCACAACACATTTAATATCAAATACCAATCCTGTTTTAGCTGCATATAAAATATTATCCCATACCGTTTTAGATATGGAATTACCAGAAACATCTACTCTATTCTTATCAGAAAATCCATCCCATGACAGTTGAATTTCATTGAGCGGATATTTCTTATTAAATTCTAAGAATTCTTTAAAATTAACAGATGTAGATGTAACTATTTGGAATTTAATTTTTCCATAATATTTCTTTACGGTTTCTTCTAATAAGTCTAATCGGACTAATGGCTCACCACCAAAGAAAATAATACGATCTGGTTTCTCTTCAGCAATGATTTTATCAATCTGCTCCATAGTCATAGATTTAGGATTTGCTCTACCCTTAATATAGCAATATTCACATCTATTAGGACACTGCTCTGTCAGCATTAAATATAGTTCTTTAAAACCAAACATACTCAAATACCACAGTGCTGGTTATGACATGTGTTATGCTGACAGGATTGGCAAGCTAATTGGCAGGATTGCTGACAAGATACCTGACAACTACGAACGCACCAACCATTACCATCAAACCAACCCCAATATGTATTATTAAAATAATTAATCATAGTAATTGTATTTTGTCTGTAAATCTGCATCCAATCAGCTTTTAATTCTGGAGAAATGCGGACATCTTGATATCTCCAAGTCTGACCAGCTGTAGAGAATGATGATCCGGCTTTAAATTCATCTTCAATATCATCAATAATACGTTTAAATGACGCATACTTAAATCCAGTTGTTTGAGCTTGACGTTCATTATCTAAAATGGTAACATCATTCCATGCAGTATTATAAGAATCAGCATCACCGACATCTTGTCTAAACCATCTAAATGCCTGGTAACGGTTATTCCACATAGGTGGATTATCTTTAACGACATAAGCATCTCTATTTAAAGCCGACCATACGGTTTCAAAGGCTACGCTAATTTGTCTTAATTTATTCCATAGTGTTCCATTAGCTAATTCTCCAACATTAATGCTGTCTGGGAAATTTAAATTTTTATTACCAATTCGTACTTGCATTTTGTATAATCACCTCATTATTCTAGAGTACTAATGTAGTCATTAATAACTCTTTTAGCATCTTCTATTACAGCTGTATTAGAAGACAATTCAACTAGCTCATCTTCATGAGCTATTAACCATCGTTCAATATACTTATTATACTTGCTTAAAGTCAATTTGTCAAATGTGTAATTAAATCTAGATTTAGAAATAAAATTATCGCTATTTAAAAAGATTTCATCTGATAATTTTAGATTTACTAGTTTAAAATTTAGCTTATTTTGAAATACATTTTTCAAATGATTCAATCTAATTATGCTCGTAGCAAAAGAATAAATATTAAATTTATTATAATATCTTAATCCATTAAATAGCTGCGTTAAATCAGCCAATGCGTTATCTGTATATCTAAAAATCTTATATAGCATTAAGAAGAAATTATTATAGTCTTTATTATTTAAATACACTTCAGCGATTTCTTCAAATAGCCAAATAACTCCCATAGAATAGTATTTATTGTCAAAATCTAGTTTTTCTACATCTGTATCTATTGTAGTAATAATTTCTTGCATATCATCTGTAGATAATTTATTCTCTAATAGACACAAATAACTAGCTTGGATTTCTAAGAAGTCATTATTTATTGTATCTGTGCTAACGATATAGGGTTGCAAATCAGTCTTTAATTTTTTATAGTCATCCATAAATGTATTATAATCTGCAATGCTAAACGTATGAGTCTTATTCTTTAGATAAGAATAATATAGATTATATGCATAGATTTCATAGTAAGTCACATGAATGTATTTAGGCAAGTCCGATTTATTTTTATAATTTTCATAAATATAGCAAAACATGCTAATGTATTTATAATAGATTCCATCGTTCATACCATATGTAAGAATCTTATCAAGAATTAGAAGCTGTTCTTTTTCATTTGTTATTCCCTGAAGCATACTTGTAAGTGTTTCAAGAGAAATATCAGTCGTAGAATAATAAATAATCTTATACAAATCAAGATTTGTTTCTTTAATCTTTTCAGTCATTTTATCAAAGTATGTTCTTACGTCTTCACGATTACGTAAATCATAGAAAATCTTTAATTCCAATTCTATTGAATCAGCGTAATAGTTATCTGATATAGTACGATAGATTTCTTGGAACTCTGGATCATCTTTCAAGTATTCATATAATTCATCAATCAAGTATAATTTCAATTATACCCACCCCCCACTATTTTGATTGTGAGCTGTGTAATACTGACAATCTTGACATGCTACCTGACAAGAACTTTGGCAAGAAACCTGACAGCTTCTTGCACATAAATCATTTTCATCCCAGAAATTATTCTTATTATTAAATACAGTATTGATAGCTTTTAGATTTGAAATAATATTATTAAAAAGAGATTTGCCTATAGTATCTCCAGCAGCTAGTAGTCTAAACTGGTTAAATGAATCAATTTCATTATAATCACCATAATAGACTCCTACTGCACCATGATTAGCTTTTAATTCATATTCAGTACCATTTTCATCTAATGTAATTTTCCCACCATCACCAACTTTAACTTCAAATTGTTGACCTGGGAAACAATCAATAATCTTAGTCACAACCTTACCATCATCAGCAACACTTGTTCCGTATGTATTATTAATAAATCCACGGCCAACTGTGCCAAATTCATTAAAGAAAGATAAATTATGACCACTTGAAGTAATCTCTTTTAAGATTACTTCATCTTTATCATTTTTATATTTACCGCCTTCAGCTACTACAGTGTCAAAACTGCTTTGTTCACCGTTGGCTCCATCAGGAAAATCTTTCGTTGATTTATAACGGGTCTTATCAATATATATAGCTCCACCACCAACAACAAATACAGAAATCTTTTTAATACCACCCGGTACTGTAAAAGTGTATGTTCCTGGCTGGGTATATACCTTATCAAACCCATATTTAGATTTATCTCCACCCTTGACATATGCGATATATACAAAACCGCCAGATGGAATTTTATTAATGTCTGTATATTTAGCTGGATTAGCTGCTTTACCAACTTTAACTGAATACCCAGTGTTTTCATTTACATTTAAGATTGCATGGATAAATTCTCCATGCTCTCCACTATTATACTCTACGTCATTATACTGAAGTGTATTTGTCTTTAACCAAGAAATACTACGTTCTGGTCTACCATAATACCCTTCAATCATTTCATATAAACTAAGGCTATACCCTGAGGTAAATGCTAATGCATTTTTCGTGTATTTGCCTACACCACCTGCGGCAATAACCCCTTCAAAAAATGATTCAGAACCATCAAACTTTTCAGCTAGTCCACCACCGGCCCCACATACACCAAGAATTACACTTTTGCAACCTTTAGGGGTTACAAAAGTATAGTTTCCTGGCTGTGTATATGCTTTAAATTCAAGATTACCAATGGTTTCATCATAACCATATAAATCAGATAATGCTTTATTCATATTAGAAATAATATAGTTAAAATCTTTAGCTAGTAATGGGTTATTAATAATAGCAGACGACTTATAACGGTCGTCTTCGCTTGTTCTTTCATATGGGTAATAACGATTTACTTTATTATCTGGATTACCATATCCAGAAATGACTTGTTTAAATCCTTTAGCCTCTCCTAGATTTTGATTAATAGCATTTACCAATGCATCTAAGAAAGACTTCTTTACCGGAGTCACATTATCTGTGATTTCATCCGGAATTGTATATGAGACATGTTTGCCTCGTTTAACGTTTATCGGCATCAGACTCGTTCCCTTCGTCTGTGAATTTAATCTTAGAACCGATAGCAGCTGCCATAATAGCTAAAATCTTACTAAGATCTTCACTAAAATAATCTTTAAATGAAGGCAAGAGATTCCCATTCACTTCAACATTTTTTACTAATTCGCTAAAGTGATTTAGCTTAAACATGAAATCTCTATCAAGCGGCCCAGATTCTTTCAATACATTATCGAAGTAATCTTTAATCTTAAGATTTTCAATTAGTACATTGATTTCTCTAGACCTAATATTTGTAGCTTTAAGAAGCTTTTCTCTAAACTTTTGAATTTCTTCATAATACATAATTTCCAACTTGCAATATGCATCAGTTGGTTTAAAGAATGTATTATTAGCATAGAAATTCTGGTAAGGACAACCAGACTTACAGCTGTATTTAGCTGGGCAATCTTTACATTCTGGTTTATCAAAAGTAGCTTTCATTGATTCTTTACGAATTTTATCTACATCTACACCAGTAAAGAAGTTTCCAATCTTTAATTTCTTTAGTGCTTCATTGTCTGTAGTTGGGAAATCTGGGCATGGCCATACATCACCATTCCAATCGACGACTACCCAACGTGTACTAGCAATATTACACATTTTATCATAATCACCGTTAGGAGATAATACATTGGTTAATGCATCGTCTACTTTACGGATACTAATATTTCGCTTATTATTTTCATCATTTAGAATATCAATATACATATTTAATGTATCACTATAAGCTTTACGTAATTCTTCTACCGCTTCGTCTGACCATTCTAAATCAGATGCGGCTACAGGGCAAATATTATTAATGCCCATATCAATAAACATCTTTACACTATCAGCCATATACTTAGCTGTTTCAGGTGTAACAGTCATACGGACTTCAATCAAATGAGAAAGTCCACGATCAATAACCTTATGAATATTTTCCATAACGACATCAAAAGATCCACAACGATGAGCGTTGTGGGCTTCTTTATTTCCGTCAACTGACGTTAAAAGAAAAATATCATTATCATCAATATAGTCAAGCATTTCATCAGTCATCATTGTCATATTGGTCGTAATACCAATAGCAAAATCTAAATGCTCTTTATTCTTAAAATCACAAATATGTTTAATTACAGGCCAAGCTAACATTGGTTCTCCACCAAAGAGATTGACTGTAAATTTATTCTCACCATAAACTTCTTTTGGAAGCTTACGATACGTTCTACGAATAATTTCTTCAGCTGTTTCTTTAAGAATGTAGTCTTTACCCTTGTTGGTTTCAAAACAATAATCACACCTGAGATTGCAATTATTGGTAAGCAAGATAGTAACAGAATCTACAGCTGTATATACGTCTTTAAATTGTTTAATATTCATTTTTAACGCTCCTTTGAAAAATTTTATCGTAGGGCAGCACCAGTATATTGCCAAGCATTATTAACCCAAAATTTTACATAAAGCGCATTGGTATCAAACCAAATTTCTTTCTTTTCTTTTGGACTGCTTGGGGCAGATGGCCCAATAGTAATACGAATTCCACCAACTGTAACAGAATCACCTGCTCTAGTTGCATAATCCGCATTATTAGCGTGAGTTGCATTTGTAGCATTATCAGCATTAACTGCATGGTTAGAATTGTTTGCTGTATCTGAATATGCAATTGCTGATGGTAGATCTTTAAGATCATTATAAGAACCTGAGAAAGCAACTTTTTTCAGTGTAGCTTTCCAGTTATTAAAATCTGATGTTAGTAAGCGTTGAGCGATAAGATCCATGATAGTCTTACCAGCATCTTCGTAGTTACCAACGATCGCTTTAAATCGTTTATCAGTGTAAGTATTTGATTTCTGCTCTACAGAGTTCCAATAAGTACGTTCTGCGGCAGTAATGTGAATATTATTATTAGAAATATGCTTATTAAAATCATCATTATTTACTTTCCGATTTAACATGTCTTGTAGACTTGGTGCTAATTCAGCATAAGTAACTTTGTTTTCTTTATTAAAAGCCATAACTTTTTAACCTCCTATTAGATATAAATGGATTTATATGATTGTTCTTGGGGTTAAAAAGATCTTAGCGAACTTATAATTAAATTAATTGTTTATATTGAGGTGATAAATAATATGAAACGCATGGGTAAATTAATTACAAATAAAACCGATGTAGATTATATTCTTAGCATTGATGAAAAGATCGGTACTAAGAAATCTACTATTATGGAATTATTCGGAGAATTTAATGGTAAAAGAAGATTTAATACATATGATATGATTGATGTTCCCCCTGGAGCATATGGCCCCGAAGGTAGAAAAAATAAAAACAAATTTAGAACGACTATTGGTATCTGGATTTTCAATAGAGTATTTATCGAAAGAGAATTATTCGATATGTATCACTATGTAAATAAAACCATTACCAAGAAAGTATTTAATAAGATTGCTAAAGAGATTACTTTTAAAGTGCTTGAAAATAAGTATCCTCTGGATGCATTGAAACACTATATGCTTAAATGCCAGAAGTTTATGCCTTACGTAACTATTCTATCTGAAACGACTACAATGAAATTATTAACTATTACTCAAAAAGTCGAAGTCGAAAAAGCTAAACTCTTAAAGAAATATGAAAAAGAAGTTAAAGCTAAAGACCCATATGTAATTATTAAAATTCAAAATGAATTACTTAAAATGGCCGAGGACGAATTAAAAGATGATCCATCTATGGATATTTATCGTTCTGGTGCTAAAGAAAAACTTAACAACGACTTCAAGAATATGTATATCATGAAAGGTCTTACTAAAAACCCTGACCCAACTAAGGGTTACAACTTAATTACCTCTAGCTATATGACTGGTATTAAAAAAGAAGAATATGCTGATTTTGCTAACTCACTAGCCGAAGGCCCTTACGCTCGTGGTATTAAAACTGGTTTAGGTGGTTACTGGGAAAAATTAGCTTTACCAGCATATCAGCATATTAAAATGCTTCCTAAGGGAAGTGATTGCCATACAAAAAGACATATTAAAATTAAGCTAACTAATGATAATTATGATAAATACATTTATAGCTTTGCTAAAGTTGGTTCTAAGTATGTAGAATTGACTAGTGAAAATAAATCAGATTTTATTGGCAAGGAAGTGCAATTACGTTTTTCTTCTCTATGTGAAGCAAAAGACGGTATTTGTAATATGTGCGGCGGTAATGCTTTTTATCGTCTTAGTATTACAAATATTGGTGCAGCCATTCCACAGGTTCCTGCAAAACTTAAATTAATTTCAATGAAAGCTTTCCATGATTCTCAGGTCGTAATGGAAACCATGGATCCAATGAAAGCTTTTGGATTTGATGATTAAAGGAGGTATTTATCTTGGGAGAAATCCATAAAAATTATCAAGTGCCAGATAAAATATCTTCTGATAAAGATGGTAATATTGAAGTTGGACGAATTATAACATGGAGGGATCCCGGTGATCCAGGTAATTTAGTTCCATCAAATCCTAGACATCCAGATGATAAAAAATATCCTAATGACCAACATAATCGAGGTCATTCAACAGGAGATATGACATCAGATAATACAGATGAAAAATATACAAATAACTATGGTGAATCTGGTGTTGTATTAGGTGATAAGATTAATCATAATGCTGAAAAGTATAGACCGATTAATTTCGATAATTTAGTTCCAATTAAAATTACTACCACACAACAACAAAAAATGTTTAAGAATCTTTGTATTCCATCAGCTATGCACGCATATTCTGTTGGGGTAGAATTCTTTAAACAATGGATATTAAATAAATTTGATCCAAAGTATTTTAAAACTGTCTATGTAGATGGTAAACACCTATTCGATGATTTTTCTAAAATCAATGAATTAGATTTAGTCAAGAAAGGTAAACCAGCTATTGGATTCTTTCCTAATATTGATATTGATTACAACCGTGAAGGCATTGAAGCACAAACATATGACTTAATGTATTACGCTAGAACGTTTGACAATAGAGATGCTTTCTTTAAAGATAATGAAAATAAACTATATATCTCTATTGCCTTAGAGCAATATTTAATGAATTTCAATATTAAGATTAAAGTAGATACGAGAGCTAAGCAATTAGACTTAGCTAAGTATCTTAGAATTGCCCTTAAAGTTGGTGCGACAAGTGGGTATTATCTTGATTTAGATTTACATGTACCATATGAAATGCTATTTGCCTTAGCTGAGCAAGCTGGCTTTGAAGTAGACTATGAAACTGGTCAAGTTAAAGATCCATTTAAATTCTTATTATATTTGAATAGTAAATCAGACGTACCATTTGTATATAAATTACGCTCGATCAATGGGATGAATGAATTCTTCTTACGAGCGCCAAATCTATATACACATATCAATGTACAAGATATGAGTATCGACGATGGTGAAAGACAAAATCAAGTTTCATCAAACTATTTTATTGAATTGAATGCTAAACTATTAATGCCTGCTCCTAAGATGTATTGCCTGTTTACTACAAAGAGAAACGATATTATTTCTATGATAGATAAATCAGGGAATATCAAATCTTATGTGGCTAACTTTACAAATGTACCGACTTTGAACAATCGTGGATGGGAACAGTTTGTAACTCTAGATTACCAAGAGGAAGATAGAACTCGTCCATTAGTTATTGATTTAAATGAAATCTTCCAAGGTGAAAATAATATATATAGTCTTATCGAGTATAATAAATACAATATGATTAGTCCATCTACATTTATTGATTTCAAATTATTCAATAATAATAAAGAATGGGACTATGATTTAGACTGGGATAATATGATTATTAAAACTAAGAAACCAGTAGATTTTCAGCTAACTGAGATTGTAATATACATTGATAAAAATTATGTAAATACACAAACGATTACTATGAGCAATGATAGTAATTATAGAGTCACGTATAACAAGACAGCTGGTAATAATACTAATGAATCTTTCCGTAGCCAAGAAAAAATGAAACGACTCCGTTTAGGCTTATTTCACAAAAAATAAAGTTTTTGGAGAGAAGGGAAATTCCCTTCTCTCCAAACTTTTATTTAGCAGTCTTTAAGCCAGTTGTTGAGATCCTTTTTAAGGTCTCTTGTTTCATAATATTTATGCCAGCAGATCTGTTTTAGAGTCTGTTCAAGAGATCTCTTCTGGTAAACGTTAAAACCTTTAGTGAAGTCATCGAAAGATTTTAAACGGTCAATTCCAAAATGGTATCCGCTTCCGGATTCAGTATAAATATAGATTTTTTTACCGTTTTTATCAAATCCCACAAAAGCCTTTCCTTCGACACTAGAAATGATAGAAGTTCCGGTTTCTTCACTTAACTGCTCTAACGCATTTGCTAAATGAAACAAATCTCTTTTCAACGGGCTATTGAAGATGTTGTTGTATGCACAAGAGACTGCATTTTTTAAAGATTTAAGATTTAACATGGTATTTCTCCTCTCTGGGATCATAGACATTTTCTATTTAATCCCAATGCAAATGATTAAAATATGAATAGATGTGTATTCTTTCATCCATTCACAATTATAATATATGAGCGAATATATTGAGTTTTCAAAATTTTATCCCCCTAGAGGAATTAACCTCTAGGGGGTATTATTCATTTTAGAAGTTTAAATGCTGTTGTATCCGGTTCAGTATGCTTAACCGTAAAATATACTATAGCAAGACTAAAAAGAATAATAGGAAATAGCATTTTATAACACCTCTATTTAGATTATTTCTGAATAGATTAGTGTTATTATTAATTTTAATCATAATAGACCAAAGTATAATCAAATGGGATATGACCTGTACCAGTACAATATACAGTAACTGTCTTGTTAGTTTTAATACACCAAATATCACCGACTGTACCATTTGGATTTGCCGTAGGAATTACAGATACGGAGAATGAGGTGTTTTCAAACTCGTGTTCAATGATAGTCCCGTTAGTCCCATTAAAGAAACCTGTACCAGTAACGATAGCATTTTTATTCTTTTTGTTTTCCAAGGCAATTCGTTCTTTATCTGTAAAGAAACGATTGTTTGGATCTTGAGTAATAATAGATGCCGGTAAATGATCTGGTAGCTTATAATTATTAGCCCCATCTTCAATAGCATCTAATTTAGCTTTATCTTCTTTAGACATGTAGCCATTAACTTTAGATGTGGCTGGAACTGTGTCTAATTTAGAATTCCACCGCATCTTTTCTACATCTGATACAAAGCGGTTATACGCATCTTGTCGAATAATGCTAGGTTCATGATAAAGTGGATGTTCATAATAGTTAGCATTAGCTTGTACAGTATTGAGTTTGATTTTATCATAATGACTCATCAAACCATCTAGTGTTTCATTAGCTAAGTTATTATTCGCTTTATTACCCCAGAGTCTAATCTGGTTATCTGTTACAAAGCGATTCTTTTCATCTTGTGCAATAATAGATGGAGGAAGATGATCTGGTAAAGTAAAGTTAGTTGCGCCCTCTTCAATACCATCTAGTTTATACTTATCTTCTTTAGACATCAAACCAGAATACTGGTAAGTTACAAGTCTATCTTCTGCTTTGGCATTCCAATATGCTTTTTCTTTATCCGTTACGTGACGAATAGAAGAAGTATTTGGATGCACATAATGGTTAGCTTTTTTTTCAATTCCATCTAGCTTAGTTTTGTCTTGATGAGACATTTTACCATCTAATTCATGTGTAGCCATAGGAATTGAGTTTGCTGAAATAGGAATCCAGTTTTCTCCATCAAAACGATATACAATACCAGTATCGTTTACTGATACAGTCCAACCCTTTTGAGGAGATGGATATCTAATAACGATGTCATCAAATCTTTCAACGTTTTCTTTCCAAGTATTATCATATTCTAATTGAGAGAATTTATTATTGATTTCTTCTTTAGAATATGTATTATTCCATTTGGTTCTATCAGCAGTGGAAACATGCAATGCTGTATTAGAAACGTGTTTATTAAAAACGCTATAGTTAGCATTAATAAGAGCTAAAGCCCCTTCTTGGTCAATCTTATTATCCCATGTTTCACGTTCTTTTTGAGAAATATGGATCTCAATATTATTTACATGGTCTTTTAAGATTTTATCATTTTTAAGAATACATCCTTTTTCTGCTGAATTAAGGTGGATGTTTTGGTTAACTAAGTGAGTTAAAACTGCATTATTATTAGCCATTACCTGCTTTAAGTTTAATGCATTAATCCCACTGTCTTTAGATACAGTCCCTGAATCATCATTAAATACTAAGATATTCCCTGGGGTGGCTGTACCTAAAACGTTATTGTTAATCTTGTCTAGCAATTTAGGTTTAGCCATAAAAAATATTATCCTCCTTTCGGGTAATGTCTTGCTGTTTCATAAAGCTAGATACTTGTAGAGCATAAGAAGCTTCTTCTGCTAATTTAATTAAAGTATCTATTTTTTCTTGCTTTGTTTTCTCATCAATATTTTGAAATTCAGCCATTAAGAAACCAATAGGTGGTTCTTCAAGTTCAGACTTATCTAAAATAGCAATAGCTATATAAGAATTAAGTGTGTCATCTTGGTTTAATAATAGCTTATCTACAATATTTAAGTCTTTAGCACTTTTAGTTGAAATAAAAATGCTGTTATGAAATAAATCACTAAGAAAATCATCTACGGCATTGATGGGGATATTTACTTGCTGTGGTTGTTTTAAAATAGTATTTGAGTGTGGTTTAAGAATCTCACAAATGCAACTCATCTTAATAAAAGGAAATCCGCTTAAGCTGTAGGTACCATTATGAAAAAGATAAATTGCAATCCGTTCAGCATCTACCTCTTCGCAGGCTTTCTTTAGATCTGTTTTCAATAAAGTATTTAGTTTCACGTAAAGCTTAACTAATTGATTTGGTTTCTCTTCAATTTTCCTCTCAGCCTCCTGGCTTTGGTGTGTAACTTCGGCTGCAATTCGTTTATGAATAAATTCATCTTTATCTAAAAATTTTAAGAAAACTCTTAGGCTAAGAAGAATAATTGCAAGAGAAAAGAAAACAGCCAAAAGCAAGAAGATTGCGAGTTCAAAAAATGGATCATTGGAGAGAATTAATTTAAAAAACTCTAAAATTGTTTCCATTCTTTACCTCTTCTTTTAATTAAATTATATTACAAACTTAATTAAATGTTTTGTGAGGGGCTAGCGAGCTATGTTCTTTGTTTTATTTTTTACTAACCTGAATATTGTAGCTATCACCGTAAGTATTACCATAAATAAACTGTGTCTCTAAATTAGTATTTTCTCTAGGATGTAATTGATAGCGCAAATAATCTATAAATAATTTTTCTTGTTCAGTTGGGAACGTTGGATTTAAAGTTATATTAATACCGCTACTAACAGCTTTATTTTTAATACTAATAACTGGTCTTTCTTTTAAAGTAATTATATTACCTTCTTCATCTTCTTCGGTGTCTTTATCATCAGCAAACTCCTTATATTCGTCACCAATATCTACGTCTTCGGTGACGAACGGTTCACAGCAAAGCTTGTTAAGAAACTCTTCATTCTTTGAAATATTAAATGGATAATTGATGGCACTAATACCAGATAAATCTGTAAATTCTACTTTGATATCACTAAAGATAAATGAATATAAAGAGTATGGTGTATCTAAGAAATCAACTACACCAGTCTTCCAATGAGACATATCTAAAATAATTCTTTTAAGATAAAGATGATTTGCTACATATTCTCCTAAAGATTCATATCCATAAATAATTTTCTTATTGAATACATCAATAGCATATGAAGACAAATCTAATTTATTATTAATTGTTTTTGCTTTATATATTTTATCAGGGAAAGTTTCTTCTAATTTACAAGCCTTAATAATGAAATTAGTATACACTTGTCTTGGTCTAAACTCATTACCAACTGGTACACTATTGCTAGGCTTTAGTGTAACAAATCCATTTAAATTTACTTTATCATCAGAAGAAAATACTATAGCTGATTTACTAGCTTTAATATTCTTATATGTAATTCCATTCGATAATGCTTCATCACGACCTGGATGAATTGTAGGCATCTTAGATGTGGTGGTGTTTGTGCTACCAGTTTTAAAATTACCATACGTCAAATTATTCGTTTTAGTATAATCATAAAATGCTTGAATATTGCCTTGGAGGTGTTTAACGGTAAAATTCTTAGTTTTACCGACATCTCCTAAAGTGTTTGTATACAATGGTTCGCCAAAGAATGCTGGAACACGGAAAGTATTTACTCCATCACCAGAAGAAAATAACCCAGCTGCAATATTATAGTTAGTATTATTTAGCTTATTCTTATATAAGGTCTTCCATTTATCATCAGAAACAACTAACCCTTGGGTTTGTGCGTATTCCCATAATTCAGGTAAGTCTTTTCTAAAATATAATGATCCATCTAATGATACCCAACCCTTTGGGGGGCGTTTGCTCATACACATAGCAATTTCACCGACAGGCTGTTCAAATGATGAATCATCTGGAATATATTTAGATGGAATAAACCCATCTTTATCTAGCTTGACTGTATTATTACCACCAATCAATACCCACTCTTTACCATCAAAGAAGTAAGCATTATCAGTGTCAGTATTAATATAGATTTTATTTGTTTCATCAGTAGAAATGATTTCTGAATTTCCTAAAGTATACGCTTTATCTAAGGTTTTATTCATTAAATATTCTAGACTAGCAGTTGATCTATCAGTCATTGTTAGATATGATGCATTAATCATTGGCTTCTTAGGGAAATTAGTCCCATCCACATATAAGAACCCTGAAGATTGAGTCTTATTCAACGTCATAGCATTATTAACTTTAGCTGTAATTTTAGCTGGATTATTAGCATAATTGACATGACCATATTCATCAAAATGCACTTCTAAATATTTGCCAGGAACCATATTTCCTGTGGGGTGAATATATTTATTTGCATTTTCATCAATAGCTGCTAATTTCTCTCTAGCTGATTGTGAGAAGAATGAACTTCCTAAACCAGCATATTCTGGAATTGTCTTAGAGTTATTATTCCATCTTTCTCTATCAGCTTGAGTAATATGTCTATCTTTATCTTTAGTGTGAGTGTAAATATTATCAATCGTATTTGAAAATTCTTTAATAAACTCATGCTTAGTAAGTTTATCTTTATTATTATCGAATGCCAATTAATTCACCTACTCTCTGACCCTGACATATGCTGATACATATGTACACGCTGGGCAATTTTCGTCGCCTGTATTATATAGAGTGCTATTATCATACTGATAGACTTGGTTCTTTTCTTTAAGAGAATCCATATATCCATCAGCTACAGCATTTTTTAAAGCTTTATAATCTGGAGAGTTTTCTTCTTTAAAAGCATATGGGAATGAATAATATGAACCACCATATTTAATATGCTTTGTGGCATCATCCCGTTTATAAGCTGACCATTTATCAAATGGGCTTTGCACAAACGATTCAGCTTCAGAGGTTTTGATAACTGAATTATTATTTGAATTATTATATTTAATCATTGTATTTGTAGTCTTATCATAGAAATTAAATACTGGGAATTCACCAGAGATATTTCTAGTAGACTCTTTATAAAAATGATTTTCATTAGAGTTAATATAAGTCTTAGCTCTAATATTAGCCATATGAATCTTTGGAAGAATAATAGAGTCTGGGGCATTATCTTGAGTTCTTACAAACGCATAGCAAGATTTATATTTTGTACCAGTGTTTCTTTCCGTAGTATACATATTTAAATAATCGGCATAAGATATAGTGTAAATATCGCCTTTATCAATTAAAGCAAATAATTCTGGATAGTCACTTCTACTAATAGTAGATCCATCGCATAATCTATATTTTTTATTATTTAATCCAGTTCTAGAATTGATGGTAATAATATGACCTAATGGCATAGAGTTTTGACGAATCAGTGATTTATCAATCTTACCATCTGCGTTTAATGTAATCATATTAGCAGCAGCTAATGAGATAATAGATTTCCATGATTGATCTTTATCATCATAATAATACAGCGTTTTATTATTCTGATTATAAAAAATCTTCTTATGAGAAGAAGGCCATGTAGTTCCTAAAGATACAGCTGAATCGATAGCATATTCTTTTACTGTTTTTACATTAACCATCTTCTCAATATTATTTACATCATTTACATTAACATCTGGTGAAGATAATCTAAAGAAACTTGTAGTTGATGTAGGCAAGAATTTAGAATAGTCTAGTCCACCGAAAAAATAAACATTATTTACTGTAATTGGTAAATACCTAGTCTCTAATACATCAGTGATATGGCCTTCATTAGAAACCTTATACATGTACGTATTTCTTAAAGCTGAGCCATTATATAATGGGTGAGAATAATTGTTTGCATTGTCTGCAATAGCATTTAATTTATCTTTCTCTTCTTGAGAAATTAGACCATCGGATGCTGTGGTTGCTAATGGATATCCTTTAAAAGAATTCCATTTTGCTTTCTCTTCTTTTGTAGTGTGTACTTCATTATTAGCTACATGAGAATCTGCTTCAGCAATCTTAGATTTTAAAATAAAATTTAGTTCTTTGCTAGAAAGCTTATCTAGCTCTGTATTAAACGTTTCATATGTACTCCACCATTTACGGCGGGTAACATCACTTAGACTCATAATAATTAACCTCCGTTATTTGGCTTTAATATAAAACTGCGTGATTAAATAATTATAAGAAAATTCTGTACCATTACATCCATTATCAAATTTATATACTTCTGGTAATGCTACAGGCGTATTTGATTCAGTGGTTCTAACTAATCTAGTGAATACAGTATTTTGAATTTGATCTATTACAGCTGAATCACTATATGATAAATTTAGTTTTGCTGGAGATAGATCAGCGTAATTCTTAGTCAAAGCAATCTTAGACTCTACAACGATTTCTGGTAAGTGAGCATTATCAATACTAAAATGGCATAACAGTCCATCACTTGTGCTCATGGAATTAATTATAGTCTTTAGACTAGTTGCTGAATCTTTAGTTAGATATATTGCTGGAGAGAATACTTCATATGTAGCAATATCTTTATAGTAAACGAAATTCATTCGTAAGAACTCTGTAGTCTTTTCTGTGTTTGTTACACTAGATAAAGCAGATAAAATTCTAGTTTTATCATCTACTGTATTTAAAGCTAGAATAAATTTATGAGTTGTATCTGTCTTAATCTTATTTAAAGTTTCTACATCTGGTACATGGTAAATGATTGGAGAATCTTTGATCTCATCATCTACGGAAACTGTGTCATAGGCAATTTTATAGTATCCTTCGGTAGCGTTCTTTAGTTTATAAATAAAGCAGTCGCCTTTTTCTGTTGTACTATAAGTTCTTCCATAAACATAAAATTTATCATAAATATTATATTCAGCATCTAATACTCCCATATATAATTTATTAGATATGGAATTCTTTTTACTATAATCAGAGTATGTGGCTTCTGTACTTGGGGTAATTACATTAGATAGCTTATCTTTTCTAAGTGTTAAAGATTTTGCTTCCATCGTTCCAGCAGTTTGTTTATAAATAATTGGATCGTATGAAAGATCATCATCTTCTGATGTATGAAAAATTGGATCATCTTCAAAACTTTCTTGGAAGAATTCTTCTTTTTTATCTAGTGTTTCATCACTTTCTGGGCCGTCTGGATTATAATCTGGATTTGGATATTCTGTTACTTTAGTTAATTTATATGATGTACCGTCATGAGGATAAGACATATATGGATTTCCATATAATGAAAATACAGTATCAGCTGTTGGAAAACCTGGCTGGAAAATTCCCTTAAAGTCATCTCTATATTTAGAAAATACTGAGTCTGTCATTATATATATTGATGCTTGGTCTTCATTAGTATTCTCTTTATCTACATAAATTGCAGTTGGCTGATAATTCAGTATAGGGTAATAAAATGAGGATAGCTTATATGTATTAACCCCATATGGGTGAAATCCTGTAGCATCTGATGCTGGGTATGCATCATCATATACTATTCCTAAAGGGATACCATCATCTGTAGTCTTATAATTTCTAGGTTCTACATTTGATAATTGAGGAAGTCTAAATGTAGTAGATCCATCACCAGTAGAAAAGAAACCACAAGCCCCATTATATTGTAAATATGTACCCCATAAATCATCTGAAACAAGATATGTACCATTATCTGGGTCATTAATATAGTTCCATAGTTCTGGATAGTCGCTACGCTTTAATAAAGACCCATCAAGCTGTAAGAATCCCAATGCTCTAAGCTGAGCATCGGAATAAGAAGACAAAGAAAATTGTGGAAGAATAACTCCTACTGGATAAGGAGTCATTTTACTTCTAAAATATTTTTCAGCAATTTTACCTTTATTGTCACGATCAATATTTGAAGTTTTATTTAGTTGAACCCACCCACGATCTTTATTATAATAAAACATATTTGAGCCTGAGTCAAATCTAATTTTATTTTCTACAATATCTAGTGAATCACTTACATAATAAGATGAAGCAATACAATAGTTTTTCATTGTTTTTACATTGACTGCTTGATTCTTATTATCTGTAGTAAAATCTTCAATAGTTCTTATCGTCGGTGCAGATGTAACCATTGGATCAGATGATTTCATAAAAAATGAAGTATCTTTACCATTTAAATGAAGTGATTCATTTGCATCTACATCAACACGGCTTGGATTATCTCCATAAACAATATGACCATTTGAATCAATGGTTAAAACCATATAAGTCTTAGATGTATCTAATGAGTTATATTTTGGATGTGTGTATTTATTGGCATAATCTTCAATACTAGCTAATTTCTTTTTCTCTTTAGCTGTAAATAGTAATCCCTGTTGCTGAACTGCTTTAAGGGAATCCATTCTATTCCATCTTTCTCTTTCTTCTTGAGTCAGATGGATTTCTTGATTATAAATGTGATCAAAAGATTCGTCTATTTCTTTTCGTAAAGAAATAGACAGCTCTTGCTCTGTGACTTTCTCTAATTGTGGTTGAGTTAGTATTCTTCGTGTATCACTATAAGAGTGTGCTTTATTATCTCCCATTTATATCACCTCTTATTTTTCTTCAGTTAAAGCCACTGAATATTTTTTGCCACCGCTTAAGAGTTTAAGTTTTCCATCTTCTACATAAAGCTCAAAGTCTTTTGCTTTAAGATGGTTATTAGATACAGAAACTCCATTGGGGTCATCAGAATCAATAATTTTAATAGCTGGGTTCCATGTCTTATCTCCACTACGGAAATACATATCATTTCCAATAAAAATAAATTCATAAGATGTTCCATCATCTGTAGCACGCATACCAAATACAGTTGCATACGTTTGATCAGCATGACGTTTTAAGATATCATCGCTTAATTGTAAAGACGATAGCTCTTTATAACCATAGAATTTAAAAAATGAAGCATAGTCACTTGGAATAGTATTTACATCTAATTTTTCATTTAATGCTAACTGAAAATAAGATGCTTCAGTAAATACTGAGTTCCATTTCTTCTTTTCGTCATAAGCACTTAATACATTTTTTGGGCCAATCCAAAAAAGATTCTTTAAATACGCTTTATTATTATCTGGTTCTTCTTCTGATTTAGTATATGGATGCATATGGTTTAGATAGTAGCTGATATTAATAGCTTCCGTTTCCATAGCATTATCAGTTGGGGTTGGAATATTTACTTTGCCTAAGAATACGGGGTTTGCTAGTGTAGCATATTCTGCTGCTGCTTTATTACCTAGCTTATCTGCATTAGATACAGTAATATCTAAATGTGATGGGTTATAACCAGCAGTAACGTGTCCATATTTATTAACGTCGACTACAAGGAAGTTCCCACCGTTTTCACCTAGCTTATTATAAGTCGGATGAATATAATTATTTGCGTGCTCTTCAATACCATCTAATTTGACTTTATCTCTCCAAGACATCATACCCTTTTTAGAATGGGTTGCTTCTGGATAGTCTAAAATTAAATTCCAATTTCTTCGTTCTTCTGCGGTAATATGTCGTACATTATCTGAAATATGAGCATAAGCCTGATTGATCTTTTGTTTTAAAGATAAAGATAATTCATGCAGAGTTAGTTTATCTATCTCTGGATTATAAACCGGTTTAGAATCTGGCATTTATTTTTACCTCCTATTGATTGGGATTAGATTATAAATATGTTGCTGGGGGCATTTACGGCCGGTTATAGAGGATAAAGGCAACAACTTACAAATAATTTTATTTCCTAGAGGTGGATATATGAAAATTTATAATGTAAGTTGGAATTTAGATGGATCTTATGAATTAGACGGTTCGTTAGATGAGTTATTCATTTTAAAAACATTTGATCCATTACAAATTAAGAATGGTGAAATAATTCCATATAAAGTTATCGATAAATACGGAAAAATAAAAAAATATAAGCCTGATGTGGATTCAAATAATTTTCTTGCAGTTTTAGATTATAATACTCTTTATACACGTATGGGAGTTAGATGCCTACTTATACAACGTTGACTGATTTTGCATCCAAGCATAATAAGATTAATTGTATTTATGCTATTGGAAATGAAGTTGGTATTCTTACATCTAAAATTCTTAATAAAGCATATATCGTTGGCTTCGGACCATATGGAATTATCAATGGTTTAGACGTATATAAATTCTATCCACTTGAATCATCAATTAAAAAAGAAACTAGTGTAAATAATCTAGCAAGATGGTTTAAAGATAAATTACAACAACGCAAAATTGATAAGATGTCTGGTAAAGAATATCTCAATACGTATTTTGAATATATCAAATAAACAAAAAATAAAGAGAAGAGTCAAAAGACTCTTCTCTCATTATTGTGGCATATCAGATGTGTCCCAAGGACTTACATCCAATGATGCGTCCATTGCTGTCACGGACGCTTTCGTTAGGGATGAAAACATCCTCTCTCTCTGGCACCCTCTGCGCCACAAGCGATGACACAATGAAAACCTTGCCATCTTCAGGCTCAGGCAGGTTTTCTACTTCACCAAACACGGTCTGCGTAACAGGGATGGTGCCTTCAGGGGTTACGATTTCTCCAACTGCTTCGGTTTTTGACGACACTCGTGCAACCAAGCCGGACGGCTCGACTACAATTTTGCGGTCTCCAACTACGACGAAAACAATGGAGTGCGGTGTGAGATTCATGATCTTCATAATGTTCTCCTCTCTGGGATCATAGATATTTTTTTATATTGGATCCCAAAACCATGTAAGTATGGATACTATTTATCCATTCACGTATATAATATATAATTAGAAATCTTTATTATTCAACAAATATCCCCTATGGAGAATTCTCCATAGGGGATTTATTTCTAATGATTATTAGTAGTATTATTTGTTGTAGATGAAGAAGTATTGGCAGCTTTAATATATCCGCCAAATACACCAGCAATAGTTGCTGATAATGTAGATTGATCCCAAATAATAGCTAGAATTAAGCCTACACCTAAAAAGGTAATAATAGCTGCATCTAATAAACTAATTGGGAAGAATCTAATCTTTTCATATGCACGTTTACCAGAATCAATAGAAATTGGTTTAAACATATCTGTTGGTGTTGGTTGTTTAATTTCGCTTTGTGGTTTATCTTCCATAAGCTTTACCTCAAGTTAGGCATTGTCTTTCTGGTTCTTATACCATAAAGCTTTGCCACGTAGTACATTACCACCAGTTGCAGGGTCATCATAGTCTGCTGTATAAACTGGGCTTTCATCCGTTCCAAGGAACTGGAGATCCCAACGTTCTACTGTAGATTGAGGGCCATAATCTTCATGAGCATAAAGACCATCCATATTATCAGCAGCTTCACCATGAGTCATTACATGCTTCATATCAATATTAAGCCAAAGTGCATCGGCTACTACCTGAATGCATTGAGCCATGGCTTCAATCTGCTTAGCTGTAGGTGGTTCATCACCGAGATCTTCTGAAGTTGCACCAGCACAGCAGTCTAGGGTAATACCTACAGAACCACTATTGCGTCGCCAAGTGTGTGTAAGTACATCAGAGAGGTCATCAGTAGACACGAAGATACGGCCATCCTGGTCAATATTTACATGATAATCATCAAACTTCTGATGATAATGACCAGCAGTCCAATGAAGATAAATCTTCGGTTCGCGACCATAGTCTTGAGCTAAACTCCAGATTGCTTCTCTAGCATCTGAGGCCATTGTTGAAAGTTCTTCAAGTGTTACTTCTCGCATATATTTAATACCTCCATTTTTTCAAACAATAATAAATAGGTCTTATTAGTGTGTTAAAACATACTAGTAATCGAACGAAAGGAGGACTACATATCTTATGATTAAATTCAATGATATCTTAGATAAGATAGGTATGAAAGAATTATCTGATGACCTTGTCGTAAAAATTAATAACGCAGGTCAAGCAGCTATTACTAAACTTAATGAGCATATTAATGATTCTACAGTTCATGTAACTTCTACAGAAAAAGATAACTGGAATTCTAAAGCTCCAAACCATTCTCCTAATTTTACTGGTGAACCTACAGCTCCAACTACAGTACAATCCACTAATAATGATCAAATTGCTACAACTCGATATGTAACAGAAAAGATTAATGCTTGGGTTCCTGATGTAGCTAATGAAGCTAAAAAATTAGTTTCAAAAAATAATTTCTCAATTAAAGGCGCTATTAATTCTTCTGTACAATCATTCGATGGTACAGGTAACGTTGTCTTAGTTGTGGATAATGTTCCGACTAAAAGTTTAGCTGGTGTAATTGATCCACTTAACTTAGATGGTACTTATAATATTAGTATTACTGGTACAGCTGGTTCTGCTAATAATGCTAGTAGCCTTGGTGGTGTATTAGCTAAAGATTTTGCTAAACTTGAAAGCCCTACATTTACTGGTAAACCTAAGGCTCCAACTGCTGAAGCTGGAGATTCCAGTATGCAAATTGCTAATACGAATTATGTAACCAATGCTATTAATGCAATTCATTTCCCTGAAGATGTAAAGACCGCTGAAAAACTTAAGAATCCGGTCACATTTAAGATCTCTGGTAAGGTTATTTCAAATGAAGTAGTTTTCGATGGGTCTGAAAATGTAGATCTTAAAGTCACTACAGTTAATATCCAAGATCAACTAGATGCTTATATGCCAACCAAGGTTAATAACCATACAGTTGATTCTGACGTACCTGTAAATGCAGTTTTCACGGATACAGTTTATACTCACCCTGATACAGTACAAGACCTTACAGGTAAATCCTATACTCAGGTTGTAGTTGACCGTCAAGGCCACGTAGTTTATGGTGCTAACCCAGATAATCTTGCTGTTAGTATCGCTGGTAATGCAGCTACAGCTACAAAACTAGCAAATACATTTAAGATTAAATTAACTGGTGATGCTGTTACAACTGATGCCACTGGTGTAACCGATGGTCAAAACGATGCAACTCTAGCATTAGATTCTATCAATGCAAATGCTATTGCTACAGATAAAGATCATCGTCTTGTAACGGATGATGAAAAAGCAAATTATCTTGATAAATATACTAAAGCTGAAATGGATGCAAAACTAGAAAAATTCAAATTAGATTCTGGTTTTGATATTATTGGTTCTTCTGATACTGAAGAAGATATTGCAACTGACTTTCCTCATCCAGTAGATGGCAATGTAGTTGTCGTTAAATCTACTGGGCTTTTATACCGTTTCAATGGTGTATCTTGGAGATGTATGGCAGAATATACATTAGTCACTAAGACTAAGAATGGTTTAATGTCTGCCGTAGATAAAGTTAAATTAGATGGTATCGAAGAAGGAGCTAATAACTATAAGCTTCCTGATAAATTACCAGCTTCTATGATTACTGAAGATGAATCACGTAAATTTATTACCTTTGATGAAAAGACTAAGCTTGATAATCTTTATACTAAAGATCAGATTGACCAGCAAATTACAAGTGCAACTCCTGAAGCATCAGTAGATAAAGCTGGTCTTTTATCAGCGGCTGATAAGATTAAACTTGATAGCATTGAAACTGGTGCTAATAAATATGTATTGCCTAAGACTTTACCTGCATCTATTATGACAGAAGATGAAGAACATCGGTTCACTACAGATACAGAGAAAGCTTCTTATGCTGATAAATATACTAAAGTCGAAGTAAATACTTTAATTAGTAACGCTACACCATTAGCTTCTCATACAGTAAATGGTTTAATGCGTTCTACAGATAAAGTTAAATTAGATGGTATTGAAGAAGGGGCCAATAACTATACGCTTCCTGATGAACTACCAGCTAGTATGATTACTGAAGATGAAACGCATCAATTCGTTACATCTACTGATAAGACAGTATATGCTGATAAATTTACTAAAGCTGAGACAAGAGATGCTATTGCTAAGGCTACACCAATTGTAACCACTGGTACAGCAGGTCTTATGTCTGCTGCTGATAAAGCTAAATTAGATGGTATTGAAGCTAACGCTAATAAGTATGTATTACCATCTACTTTACCAGCTTCTATGATTACTGAAGATGTAAACCATCGTTTTGTAACCGATCAAGATAAATCAGACTATGCTGATAAATATACTAAAGTCGAAGTCGAAGGACTTATTAATGCAGCTAAACCAGAAATCGTTACTAAAGAAGCTGCTGGTTTAATGAGTGCATCTGATAAAGCTAAGCTTGATGGTATTGAAGCCAATGCTAATAAGTATGTATTACCTAAGACATTACCAGCAACAATGATTACGGAAGATAAAGATCATCGTTTTGTAACTGACTTAGAAAAGACTACATACTTAGATAAATATACTAAGAACGAAACAATTGACTTAATTGATGCAGCTAAACCTGGAGTAGTTACTCAGGAAATTAATGGTTTAATGTCTTCTACTGATAAAACTAAACTTGACGGTATTGCTGAAGGGGCTAATAACTATGTATTGCCTGACACATTACCAGCATCTATGATTGTTCCAGATGAACAGCATCAATTTGTTAATTTAACAGAAAAAGCTTCTTATGCTGATAAATATACTAAGGCTGAAACACAGAATTTGATTACCACTAGTATTCAAAATGCAAATACAGATGGTATGATTTGGCAGAAAGATGTAAACTCATTTAGTGATATTGCAACTACATATCCAGACCCCAAGAAGGGATGGACTGTTTCTGTAAACGATACAGGTAAGATTTATCGTTATAATGGTACAGAATGGGTTTCATTATCTGGTTCAGGTTCTACTTATCAATTAGTAACACAAACTGAAGATGGCTTAATGGCAGCTACTGATAAAACTAAATTAGATGGTATTGAAGCTGGAGCTAATAATTATGTATTGCCTAAGACTTTACCAGCTAATATGATTACAACTACAGATGATAAGCAATTTATTAGCAGTGTAGAAAAGACTTCTTATGCTGATAAATATACTAAATCTGAAGTCACTAACCTTATTAAAGAAGCTAGACCAGCTAATGCAACTACAGCAGCTGCTGGCTTAATGAGTGCTGATGATAAAGCTAAACTAGATGGCATTGAAGCTAATGCTAATAGATATACGCTTCCTAACGATATTCCAGCTAGTATGATTAAAACCTCAGATGATTTACAATTTGTTTCTCTGACGGAAAAGACTTCTTATACTGATAAGTATACTAAAGCTGAAACAGTAAATCTTATTAATCAGCATGTACCTGATGTAGTTACTACAAAAACAAATGGCTTAATGATTGCCGCAGATAAAGTTAAACTTGATGGTATTGAAGCTAATGCTAACCATTATGTATTACCTGAAACACTACCAGCTAGTATGATTACTGAAGATGAAACACATAAGTTTATTACAACGGATGAAAAGACTAAGATTGCTAATATCTATACTAAAGATGAAATTACAAAAATTGTCAGTGAAGCAACTCCATCAGCTTCTGACACTAAAGCTGGTTTAATGTCTGCTGCTGATAAAGCTAAGCTTGATGGTATTGCTGCTAATGCTAATAATTATACTCTGCCCGCAACATTACCCGCTAGTATGATTACTACAACGGCTGATAAACAATTTATCAGTAATACAGAAAAGACTTCTTATGCTGATAAATATACTAAAGCTGAAGTAGATCAAAAACTTACTGATATCGCTTCAGGTAATATTAATCTTTCAAATTATACTCGCTATAAAGGCAATATTAGTGCAGCTCAGCTTACAGGTTCTGAAACATACTCTGGTAAAATTGAAAAAGATGACTTATTTTTCCAAGGTAATGGTTTAATTATTATTACTAAAGCTCCGGATGAATCATCAACAGTACCAGAGTATCAACGCTTGAGTACATTATCATTAGTTGATTCTAGCTCAGCTGGTCTGATGTCTGCTGCTGATAAATCTAAGCTTGACGGTATTGCAGCAGGTGCTAATAATTATAAGCTTCCAGCTACTTTACCAGCTTCTATGATTACTGAAGATACTTCTAGACAATTTGTAACTCCAGCTGAACATACTAAACTTAAGAACTTAGCAAATGCAACTACAACTGTAGATGGGTTAATGTCTTCTAAAGACAAGACTAAACTAGATGGTATTGAAGCTAATGCTAATCATTATGTATTACCTGAAACACTACCAGCTAGTATGATTACTGAAGACAATACTCATAAATTTGTAACTGCGGATGAAAAGACTAAACTTTCTCAAGTTTATACTAAAGCTGAAACGGATAATGCAATTAAGACAGCTAAAGTAGATAATGCTACAAGTACAACCGCAGGGCTTATGTCTGCTGCTGATAAAGCTAAGCTTGATGGTATTGCTGCTAACGCTAATAACTATGTATTACCTGATACATTACCAGCATCTATGATTGAGCAAACTGATTCTTTGAAGTTTGTTTCATCAGATGAAAAGACTAAGATTGGTAATACATATACCAAAACTGAATCTGATGCTAGATATCTTACTAAGGTTGATTCTCAAACAGATAAACTTGAAATTGGTACAGGTTGGGAAATTAAACCAAATAGTGATGGCAACTTAGAAATTCTGTATAACGGTGTAGTTAAAACAACCATTAGTACAGATGGTAAAATGCTTGCTCCTAGCATCATTGAAGGTACTTCACTTACTGGTACTGGAGTAACTTCACTAAATGATTTAATTAATACAAAAGAAGATAAAACTTCACATGATGCAGATATTAATATGCTTCAAACAAGCTTAGATACTAAAGCAGAAACTACTGATCTGAATACTAAAGTATATACAAGAAGCTCTGTAACCAATAATATTTCTAGTTTCCCAGCTAATACTGGTATCTTCTTCATTGAAGAATCTGACACTATCACTATCCCGAGCTAATAAAACAATTACCACTAGGGTTACTTAAACCCTAGTGGTATATTTTTATTTATAAATGCACTTATTAATAAACTTATCTTTTGGAGGCGGTATTATGAATCAATTAGATTTACTGGTTAAAAAGTATAATAAAATCTATAAAGGTGATGTAAAATTCGATAAGAAAGACAATTATTTTTGTTTAGTCCAATTAGTCATGGGTCTATTAGATGTAGGAAATGAAGATGAAGCAGTATTAATTATTAATAGTTATTGCATATCTTTTCCTGAGGGCAAAGGAAAATCTATTCTTACTCTAACAGCTTTAATGTATAATCATTATAAGTTATTTAATCTACTAAATACTCTATATGAAGTAGACGTTAATAATAACTTTATCTATAATGCTATTAAATATAAAGCTGATAAGATTATAGATGGTATTATAGATGATTATAATTCATTTAATATCAATTTCTCAGCAGATAATTATTCTTGTATTCAAAGAGCTATTCTTGAATGTAATGAAATGGAATATATGCAAGTATTCACTTCTATTATGAAACTATTCTTAACAAGAGCTAAGTCATTAGATTTCTCTAAAGCTAGAATGATTTATAATTGTTTTATGAAAGATGCTATAGTAGAAAGAAAATGGTTCTTCCTTAGCTTTATTATTTCTTTCTATGGAGAAATCTGTATGAGAGAAAAAGATGGTAAGCAAATTATGAAAGAAGACTTTAATAACCGTTTACAATCCGATTTATTATTTACTTTAGACTCTCAAGAAGAAATAGATCAGGTAATAAAAGATATTAAAGAAGTATATGTACTCAATCTATATTTAGACTTAGAATAACATTTATCCCTCTAGGAGATAATTCTCCTAGAGGGAATATTTTATTAATAATAAATCTGGTATGTAATATCCAGCCCTTTGGAAAGTTCAATGAGCTGTTCGTTAGGCATATTTAATTTAGTAAGTGGACGAATATCCTGATAGTAACCAATGCCATCAATATTTTTAAGCCATGCAGTGCAAAGACTAATTGTATTTACACGAGCTTCGTTGATACCTACAGTATTGATGAACCATTCACGACATTCTTCTTCAGTTACTTTAATCTTTACTTCAACTAATGTTTCAACTTCAAGTTCATTATTATAGCTGTAAATATTGCTATCAATGATAGTACCATCTTCAAGACGTTGAATTAGTTTAGGTTCAGATTCAAATGTCTTGAAATAATACGCGGCACGTTCACCAATAACTTTACGACCATGATAAATTTGTTTTTGTGCAGTCGTAATATCTTCAGTAATCAATGGGAATCTAAATGGAACCAATGCGTCAGTTGTAATCCATTTAGCATAGTTGACTTCTTTAACCTGTGAGTTTTCACGACCGCAACCATCTGTACCAACACAGAAAAGATAACAACGTTCTTTAGAAGATGGTTGTTCTAATACAGTGTGTTCCAAATTCAATACGGTATTATAAGATGGAGTAATTTCGTTTCTAGGTAGATCGAAATGTGCTCTTGCAGTAAATGCTGCGCCTGGAAGAATAATTTTATTCTTACCACGGAATAGAACTTTATCGGTACCATTAATCTTTACAATGATATCTGTATCCTTATGAGTAGCGGTTTCACGCTGAATGCTTCGTTCAATACGCCCGCTTGTCGTATCTTTAATATTAGAATAATCTAATAATAGCAGAGATTTTGACATATTTTCATTGCCCTCCATTTTAAGTTAAAATTAATTATCTATATGTTTTTATACGGCACAATATAGAGCTTTTCAGTCGGTTGAACAATTTCTTTTGGATGAGAAACTGCATACAGTCTATCTATACCATCAATATAACTTACTGCCATAATATCAGATAGTGTCATATGAGAAATATAGACTAGCTTATCAGTAATCTCCATACCAATTTTATCTTTAAATACAAATCTACAAATGATATTCCATACTTCACGGATATCATCGCCTTCATCAATAAGACCAAGTTTCTTAAACCAGTATCTAAATAAGTAGATTTTATCTACTAAGTTGACTACTTCTTTAGGTTTAAATCTTGACCATTCTACGCCAAAGCCATCAATATATTGTACAAAATCAATATAGCTAATTCTAGCATAGTATTTAATACAGTCTATGGCCCTGAGAGTTTGTTCATATTTATTATCGAATTTATATAATGTATTAATTGAAGAAATAGTAATCTTATATGACTTGAAGAAGTCAATGACTTTCTTTACATAGTTACGAATAAAGTCAATGCCTACACCCGGGAATTTACTCCATAAGTAGTCATATTCTTTAGAATCTAAGTATGTATCAATAGAACTACAAACAGCAAGAATACGTTCTGAAATATACTTTCTCTTTTCAGCTTTATCTTTAATATTAGAGATATATACGATATTATTATATAATACATCGTCTCTATATTTTAAGAAATTACTATATGTAGCATCCGAAGGAATCTTTTCACCCGTAGCAATCTTAAAGAATTTAGTGTTATAGTCTATCTGCATTAATGATTCATAAGCAATTTTAAATGCATCATATTCTCGCTTATTATCAGCATCAACCATACCACGTAATAACACACGACGTACATTAATATTTTGCTCAAAGATATTCAAGTATTCTTTGATTGAATTTAATTGAGATTTATAAAATCTAAATTTATCTACGCCAATATCTTCTGGTTTAAAACCTAGTTTGATAATCTTCTTATTAATAAGATCAATATCAGCTCTAAAGTTAAAACCTTTCATATACATGATCCCTTCAGGATCTTGCATAATGTCATCTTCTAATTCATAATAATCAAATGTAATGCTAAATAAATAGCATAAGATGTCTGATAGTCTAAACATCTTATACGTTTGAATATCAGGTACCTGAAGACGTAATCTATCTTCAAGTTTAACATCATCAAATAGCATTCCAAAGAAATATGGTAGCTCAAAAGTTAATTTACTAAAGCTCATAACGGTATCGATGGAAATATATTTAGTATTTACATAAGAAAATTCTTTATGTAGAATAGCTTCTTTAATATCATCATGTAAGTCTTGCTCTGTATCCCATAATTTATCTGGTCTAACGAAAGAATCATATGGTTCATATTCGCCTTTATCTTTTAGATACATATCTGGCTTATGGCCAATCGGGACTTTAACAAATTTCAAAGTAAAGTCTTTATCAATATTTTCTTCATAGACTTTCTTAAATCTATTATTGATATAATTATAGATAAGACGGATCTTTGTACCATGTTTTGAGATTTCCGAATATGGTTTGATGAAATAAATAAATCCATCAATTAATTCATATTCTTCCGGAGGTACTACTGTACCATCTTCTAAAGCTACAATAAATGAATTATTCTTTGAAGTCAAATAGTCTTCAGTCGGTAAAGTAACCTTGGCATAACGTTCATCTTCAATATCTACAATAGATTCATTATTGATGATATACTTATTATACTTTTCAAAGATATTATTATAGATAAATAATAGAGTAATCTCTCTATCGTCTTTAATTTCTACATCATCATTGAAAGTAATATAATTATCTGCTATAGTATATCTGTCTTTAGTCATAATCAATGAACCCACTAGTACAATAAATGAATTCCCTGATTGCATATATCTAAAGAAAGGATATGTGAAGCTATACTTGTTTTTAGTTAGTGTTTTCTGACAATAGACTTGGTCTACAGAAATATTATAAATATTATTTTCAATTGAATAGAAGTAGCAAACAACTACATCAGATAGATTGAATTTATCTTCTGGTTTAATATAAACCATCTTATGCTGATTAATTTGATAGCTTCCTGGATCTAGTAATTTACCATTATGCATAATTCTTACAGCATTGCCTGTGTTTAAGAATTCTGGGAATGGTTCTGGTAATGTAATTTCAGTCTGCCCGTTAGCATTAATTACTACATAATTTACATCAATAAATGTATTATTCGGATCTTTAGGGTAGTAAAAATGTAAGACAATCTTATGACCTGAATTATATGCTAACGATCTATCTACTAACGTAAGTTTTTCTTTAAGAATAGTATATTGATCTGGACGAATTACTTTACCGTCATAAAGAACCTCAATAAGATTATGCTTTTCTGAATAATTTGCAAATGGGTATTGAATCTGATATTGATATAGACCAGTCTCTACATTAATGGTCTGATATGATTCTTGAAATTCAATTACTTTAGATTTATTATATAAGAAATTGAATTCAATATCTTTATCTTTTGTAAACTGATCAGATGAATCAATAAATGAAAGCATCTTATTGTTTTCAACGAAATATCTACGGCTATCTAAGAAAGTACCATTTCTTGTAACGAAGAAACTTCTATTAGCCGCTACATAATTTTCAAATGGTTCTGGTATTTCTACTGAACCAGTATATTCTTTATCAGTAATCTTAGTTATATTTTTAGCATAAATAAATTGGTTATTTGGATTATCATTATAAATAAAAATTATCGTTACTATTCTACCAGCGGATAAAATGTCTTTTGTATTATCTTTATCGAAAGTAATTGTCTTTTTCGTTGAGTCAATTGAATATAATTGATTATTTAGAAATACAGAACCAACGGATACAATAACCTGATTATGATCTGTAAAATATTCAGTTGCTCCATCAGGAATATCTAATGAATATTCATATTTACTATTTTCAAATGGGAATTGTTGTACTTTCTGCTTGATTATATATTCATCAAATTTCTTAGATGAAACATCTTCATTCTTTTCATTATAGATGAATCTAATTTCTAGATTTGTATTAGCTTTAAGAATAGATTTATCTTTAAAAGAAAGATTTCCATTCGTTACCGTATATTGTTTTGGATCAATAATTACTCCATCAGCAATTACATGATACATATTACCTAGATCTTCATACTTAGCTAATGGGTAGTCTAATTTAAAGCTATTGGAAGAAATATTTGAATTCGTTAATTGAATATTTTGAGATTTAATGCTAACTGGGTTATCTGTATTATCATAAAATCTAGTATCATAATTAAATACATACTCATTGGTGATTGGATCAATATTTCTATCTTTAAGCATATAATACTTAAAGATATTAACGGAGTCAAATCCAAATAATGAGCAAATCTCTACCATGCATTTTGCAGTAGATTTATATTTTAAAAGTGTATTCAGGCTACGGAGCATATTACACTGGTATTTGAATGGGATTTCATCATAATATGGAACCCCATTGGCTTCAAAAATATAACGTACACAACGTTCATCAAATGCTTCTCTTTTAATAATATGATCTTGTACTTCAGAGATAAGATCAATCATGGTTTGGATAAGAATAAAAATAATTAAGAATTGATTATAGTAGTCTGACTGAAATTCATATGCATCACTCTTTATAGTCTGAATAGTGAATACTCTATTTACTCCATAGCGATCTTTAAACTTTTCCATAATAGTCTGGAAATCAATACTTGGAATATAAAGTAATTCGTATTCAGCGGCTTTACGTGCAGCATATAAAGATACATCTGTACCAATATAATTAATATAATCATATTCTGGAGCTGTATAACGTTCAATCATCTTAGCATAAATCCCATAGTCATTTAGACTATTTAATTCATACTGAGTCATCTTATCTATAGAATGAGTATAGTCTACACCAATATTATCAATACGAATATCTTCATCAATATATAACGGTGCAGCATCTTTAGGTGGTTTACCTAATATCTTTCTATAATAGTCATTTTCTTCATCATAATTAGCTAAGAAATGTTTTCTAGCCACATCTAATGCATCTTTACGAAGATTCTCTGGAATAGCAGATGGGCTATACTTGCATCGTTCTTTTAAATTATCCGGTACACCGATTTGTCTAAGCATAATATCGGTATACTTAAACATATCGTATGTGGCTCTATTTTCTATACATTTGCAATACAAATCACCTAAATAGAGTGATCTTCTTGATTCATTTTTATCGGCTTCTTCTTGATTTTTTACTACAGCTCCTAAGGCTAATAATTTTGTATAGTATACAATATTATCTACGTAAGGTGAATCTGAGTAATTTTTCTGAATCAGATTTTTGATAATCACCGAGATGTCCTCCTTTCGGGCTAATTATATCTATGTAAAAATTGTCCCAATTTATATATCAAAACATTTATTTAATCAATGCTAGGAGGTAATACGATATGGAAGATAATTCTATTCCAGGAATTACGTCTATACAAGACAATATAAATCCTACAGTACAATCCCCATTTGTTCCATTTAATATTTCACTATATCACACTAAATATAGCTTTCTGGATACAGATGAATACGTTAATTTTATCAAAAATAGCGTTTCTAGATTTAGACGTTCTCGTTTCTATAAAAACTATAAAAGTTATCTAATGTCTCTTGGTATGTATCGTAGTCAATTAAGCGCAAATATTTCTTCTGATATGGCTACAATTGAAATGCACCATAATATTCTAACGATATTTGATATTGCAGTTATTCTTACTGAGCATGAATTAAATAAAGTCGGAATGATCTCTTCGTTTGACTTAGTAAATCTTATGAAGAAAGTCCATAGAGAAAACAAAGTCCAAGTTGTTATGCTGACTCTAACGGAACACCAAGAATTCCATAACAATACAGGATTATTTATTCACCCAGATATGTGCTTCGGTAATTGGGTTGAATTTGTAAAAGAATATAGCGATGGCATCACTATTGAAATCGCAAATAAAATTATCAAGTACATTAATAGAGCCGAAGAGCTTGGATGTACTTCGGATAATAATTTATTGAAATTGCGGGATGAACTCGTAGATTGGAGTAAAAATAATGAATATGCAAGTATGCGATAATTTATCAGCCGCTGATAATATTTGGGAATTCCTGCAATTCGCGGGTCTAATTGATGGTCTATTTTCATTTGTTAGCATTTTAATTTTATGCGGGTTTATCTTTCTATTAGTAAATCGTATTGTAATTACTATTATTAACTTTTATCGTTATAAGTTCATCATTTCTATTGATGTAAATTATGATGAACTAACATCTGTGTTAGATACAATCATTACTAGCAGCATAACTGATTACGTTATGCTTAATGGTTTATATGAGCAATTTATCGGAGAACAGCAAGAAGCAAGTCTACGTCAATATGTTTCAAGTGCATTAGAAGAACAATTATCAGATGCATTTCTTCAAAAGCTGGAGATCATCTATAATAAAGATGCTATCCCAGATTTATTGGCTAGACGAATTTTGACTACAATTTCTATTTATGTAGCAAAAAATAATGCAGCCACCAAAAAATAAACAAAAAATATCCCTAACCAGAATTCTGGTTAGGGATTATGTAGTCTTAAAACTTAATTGCACTAATAATGAAAACAACTGTTGAATTATATTCTTATTATAAGAAATATCTAAACTCAATTTGTCATTTTCTGTGGCATCAAAAATCTCATATTTAGAGTTGCCATAGACGATGACAAATGAGGAACTTAGATTAAAAGCCCTATAATATTCAACCGGCAGCTTATAACTATTATAATCGTTATACAGTTGTCTTACGAATTGTAATGCGGGCAATGGTCCACTAGTATTCAATGTGTTTAATGCTTGGGTGATAGCATTTATCATGAAATCGAAATGCTTTTGTACTCGATACCGATCGATTCCATTTATTTTTATTTTTGTTCCAAGCATATCTACCATTGAATATATTCTAATGGAATTTATATTAATAAAGTTACTAAATTGGTCTTCTAATGTATACTCTAAATAACCTATTCTAGTAACTTTAGCTAATCTATTTTTTACTATTATGTTAGAAGCATCTATCTCCAATACATCTGGTAACTGTATATTATTTACAGCTAAAAACTTTGAATTAGCGTCTTTTATAATATTATAAACTAACGCTTGAATATTTGGATCCTTTAATACATTTTCACTATAGTTTCTTTTTATCTCTTCGGTGTTGTTTTTCAAAAAATAATAGACCTTGCGATCTATTATTTTTTCATTAAATAGAATCTCTAATACGGCATCATGAATCTTATAGATTCTAATGTCGTAGTCTACTAATAAAGACAGATTGGTTAAATATGGTTGAGTTACCATAAGAATGCACTCCTAGCTGGCGTTCTAACTACATAACTAGTTAGTTGTTGCCCGCTGCATACTTTCTCATGTAGCATTAAAAATGTATCCATATACTTAATGATGTTTGATACATCAAATAAATCTGTCTCATTTATAGACTTGAGATTGTCTAAGTCTTCTTTTAAGAAGACTAAATTACATCTCACACCGAAGTAGAATAGGAAACTATGAATGATTGTTTCTACTATGGGAATATCGATTTTACGGTCGAATATAATAACTACATCCGAACCATTATATGCTTCAACAATTAACCCAAAGAGTTCATAAAATAACCCTTCGGATTTCTGAAATAAAGCGTCATGGAATTCTTTATCAAACTCAATGGAGTCTGAACTAAAATGCCTTAATACGGATAAGGCATTATTAAGATAATCCATATTATTAATATCGAACACCATTGGATTGTCTTTTAGTTCTTCTAAGAGAGAGTTAGCTATTTCTCTTTCCGAGAAGCTGATTGTCATCATTCATAACACCCCATTCAAATGCTGGCATCTTATGTGTCTGTAGAATACCACCATTAATTTTTCTATGCAAAAATAGCTTTGCATAGTAATTTCTCATTTCTGGAGACAGCATATTGTACTTATCCCCATATACTGAATACAAAATATAAGATTCAGATTCCGGAGGAAGTCTAGTATACTGATTTTGTAAAACTACATCAACAGTTCTAAGATCTACTACACCAACATTTAACAATCGTAATGCTGCACCAAGCACTGAGTATTCACTATTCTCAATACGATATGTGATATCCGTATCTCGGAATGTACGCCCTAGAGAACGATTTTGAATATACATCATCATTGCCGTAAAAAACGGAAAATCTGGATTCATCATATCATTCAATCCAACGTACATAAAAATCTGATTATGCATTGAGGATAGCACAATCATATCCAGTGTTTGATTTAAATAATCATTCGATGCCAGATAATCTTGATACTGACAAATAAATGATTCAACACACTGAAGCTTAGTATAGCGACCACTTTCCAAGTCATTTATTAACTCATAAACTGTTTCTGTTGGCGGTAATAGTATAGGCAAAGAAATGACTCCGGGCATCATTTTGATACCCGGGTCACAATCTTCACTGACTATAACCACTCTAGTGTTTTGTGAATGCAAAGCATTCACAATAATATTCATATCACTAGTGATTATAATCATATCATCTCATCTCCAATCAATAGTCACGACGTTTCTGCTTTTTGATAATTACAAAGTTTTCTTCATCTTCTTTACCGTAGATATCTTCTTCCAATGCAATTTTAATATCATTGATTGCATTATATAATTTATCGAAGTACGGTTTCACTTCATCATACTGTTCTTTAGTGATGGCTAATTTATCCAAATTCTTTTCATCAAGCTCTCCGCCATCCTGATAGTTCATGCTAACCAAGAACACTGATGGAATAAATGAAGATACTAAATATTTATCTCTAACCATTTCTGGAGTCTGATCCATCTTATTAATGAATCGAGTCACTTCCTCTAACGAGAAAGGGCTACCATTTTCATTCTCATCTAAAAATGCCTGCGTGTTTTCCTTAATAGCCTCAATTAAATCTTTTACATTTTCCATTTCAATAATCTCCTTTACTTCTTCAGCTTTACTAGTTATTTCATTGTCCTTTTCAGGTTGTTTTTCTACTTCAGCCTGAACTGGTTCAACTACATTAGTTTCTTCCTCAGAGTCATCTAACATAAGTACACGTTTTCTCTTTGGTTTAACTACAGTTAAGTTTTTCATTTGAGGTTTTGTACCAGTAAGTTCTTCTTCTGTATTAGAAGAATCATCATCCATAACCATACGACGTTTCTTAGGTTTGACTACTTTAAGCGTAGTCTCTTCTTCACGTTTCTTCTTTAATTCATCTTTATGTGCTTCATAATCCTGAAGCTCAGATTCATTTCGTGATAAGAATGTGAAGTTACTATGCTTTTTATCTGTATCAAGAACTTTGTCTTTATCAATTGGGTCGATAGCTTTACCAATATTAAGAAGTTCTAACCCTCTTGATTTCTTAATACGAATAACTTCTTCTTCTTGAGCTTTGTTATATTGCTCAATCTGATTATTCGTATCCTTGATCAGATTATTAACGATAAAATCGTTATAAGTCATTCCAGTTTTTTCTGTAGGATGATTCTTCTCATACTGTTCTTTAGCCTCCGGACAACTACTATCAAACATAACTTCATTAGTTTCCGGATCGATAAATTTGATACCCATAGTATTCTCCCTTTTCCGTGGCACACGCACTGCCAGCTTTGGTTTGCCTTTAAATTCAGCGGCTTTAGCTGGCCTACCACAATCCAAACATACTAAACTATTATAACCAGCGGTATATCCTATTCTACCGCCACAATACTTAAGATGCTTTGGATCACTCATATCTGCTATCCCTCGACAGTATAATGTCTCTGGGTCTATTAGATACATATCTGCATAGTCTAAAAGAACTGGGCCAAATCCTGGACGAACTCCCCAGTTCTTAAATACCTTAGTCCCAAAATCATCTATGACAAATCTCTTGATAAACTTCTGGATAATCTCATATACATCTCCACGGATTTCCCAGAATTGATCAAGATTTAGAATCGGAATAACTCGTTCATATACACCAATATTACCATGCTTGTCAATATCAAAACACTTGCATACAAATGGTTTCAAATACTTTTGATTGACAATTTCATTTGGCATATTTGCTTTAGCAGCCCTGTCTAAAGCAACTTTAACAACGAACTTATCACTCCACAACGGAACATAGACAACTCGATTAGTTCCACAATGTCCTCTCTTATACCCCTTAGGTTTAAAGATGGAATCGAGAACCTCAAACTTTTGTCTAAATCTCCAACCACTCTTTTTCGTCAGAGCTTCGATTTCTTCGATTTCTTCTGGACTTAGAAGCATATCTACTGAAGGGCCTTGAAGTTCATCAAATGCGATTTCCGATGCGGTTCTATATCGCAATGCTTCATAAAGCCCTTCAACCCATACATACCTTAAGTCTATCTTTGTATGCTGCAAGTTATACCTTAGGTCATCAATTAGAGTGCTGTTTAGTTGCATCGTAAGTCCCTCCCAGCTCTTTGGTGACCCACATCGTATATTCACCATTTGAACTTAGAGTTTTATCATATTCCTCCTTGGTTATATCTTCTATCGTCATTGTACTATGATATGGGTCAAATTCTGGATTTTTGATCCAAGCATCGTCATCATCAGGCAGTGGACGATTTACCTGATTAAATTGCTCAATAATAGAGTTATCAAATTCTACTCTATCTCTATTATAGGCTCTCCCTAAGTTATCTGGTGTATCAATACTTAAAAGACCTTTATTCATTGCCTCCTTAAAAGAATCATTAGTATCATACTCTGAAAGTAAATCAGACAAAGCGCCAATCTTAGTTTTCAGACCATAATTCTGAAGAGTTTCTCCAAACTCTCTATGGTCATACATTCTCTCTAAGTGTCTTGGAACTTTAGCAGCTTCAGCCGCAGCTAAACCACTCGTAATTAAATCACCAATGATTTTACCACGCTTAGTCTTATCTGTTTCTTTCAAATCTTGAATCTCCATCAATCTAGCAGTGAACGGACAACGTCTAATATCAATAGCATTTACATAATGCTTTTGGCTATTACGCCATTCTAATTCAGACGCTTCAATGAAAGTTTGTTCAATCTCCTTTCTTCTTCTAGACCAGAATAACAGTCTCTTTTCTTTCTGGTTTAAATCTTTCTCACGTTTATCAAATCTAGGAATATAATCCGGATAGTCTTCTGGCTTTTCTCTAGATAATTCTTCTGCTTTGATGGATGCTCTAGTCGCATATTCTGGACGTTTCAAAATTTCATTAAATCCAAATGGATCTTCAGCTGTCACCTCTTCTAAAATCTTCTCATAATCCTTTCCAGTTTGATATGCTAATGCTAAAGCATAACGTTCATACGTAACTCTCTGGGTTTCTATCATTTCCTTTCGACGATCAAAGTTAGCAGCAAAACGTTGAATCTCCTGCTGCTTATTTAATATAGCTTGGAATAATACACGATTTTCTCCTGTAAGATAGCTTCCGTATTCTCTAAACCATTGCCGATTAATAGAATTCTTATTGATTTCTTCAATCGGCATGGAATCAGCTGCTTCAGGATGCCTACGTACATTATACCGTTCCATAGAACGGTGTTCAAAATCCACAAGTCGTTGATTATAATTTTTGATCAACCAGTTTGTTTTAAGCATATTTATTTCCTGGTTAAACTCTTCTTGTGAATTATACGTCTTAGCCATTTTAGATAATTCGTCCAGCTGTTTCTGAATGTTCTGTAGCTTATAATTGAATTCTCCTACAACACGTTTATCAATCAACCATGGAGAATTCAGCTGTTGAATGATCTTTTCTCTTTCAAGCTGTAGATCAGCAGTCTGATTAAAGATCTCCTGCTTATGTTCTTCAGCATACTTTCTGGCTTCGTATGCTTTGAGTTCTTCTTCCGAATTATCTTTCGGAGGCTGAACGCTCATCTGTGGCACATATACATATTCCTGAAGACGAGTTGGAAGAACAGCCGATGTTTGAATCGGCATATCGGCTTTAGGGAATGGTACAGTCTGATAGTTATGCTGAACCGGTTGGCCTACAGCAATCATAAATTCATAATTTGAATTTGTAACCATCATCGGTCGTTGCTGCATATTATATAGATCGGTATAAATCGGTCTAGCATCAAACTGCCCAGTCTTTTGGAAGCTTTCAGTTCTCTCTGCGTCTTCATCATATTGAAAAGCTTCCGGTATTGGTTGACCATTTCTAAAATATGGTCTATTTGGACTAGATAAGAATCTAGTCCCTGGTTGGATTTTAAATCCTCCACCAGTCGGATCTAAACCCATGCTAAGACAACGATCTTCAAGCAGCTCCAATTCATGGAGCTGCTTGTTGGTGTTGTTGTTATAACACATGCGTGCTACATCTTCATATGTGGAAAATTCATTCCATGGAGGAATAGGTCTTTCTAATCCACATACAACGCTATTTACGTAGTTTCTATACATCTCAGACAAACCAATATCGCTGTTTAATGGATTACCATTAACCATATATGTAGCCTCATTGTTTGACTGATTAATAGCTGTCTCAATGCTATCAGTATCATAGATATCTTCTGAAATTCCTCCAGAAAAATCTCCTTGAGACTTAGGAGTGAATGTTGTGGGATTTGAATAAACATCAAATCCCACAAAAGCCTGTTTCTTCTTCATACAACTTACCCCTTTAACTTGGAGAAAAGAGTTTTCATAAAAGATTCTTTATCTGGCACCAAATTAATAATCTGATTAGCGATATAAAGAATTTTATTTCTGTCTGTCTCCATTACCAGTCTAGCATATAACTCATTGATCTTTTCTTCTACCGTTCTAAAATCTGTTGCAGGAGAAAAGGTAATTTGATTAGTTACTCCTGTGTTTCCATACAAATTATTTGCTACAGATGGCTGATATGCTACCGTAGCCTTTGAAAATTCTTCTTTAGGCTGGTCTTCGGCAGTCTCTCTAATACCAGCAAACAATTTGAATGCTTTCTTTTTATTCGTTTCCGTTTTTACTTCTGCTGTTTTATTAGTCTCCTCTCTTCTTTCACAATTATCGTTTAAATTCGATGACGGCGAAACTACATTATTAATTTGAGTATTTTCTATTTCTTTTTTTGGTTCTGAATCGGTGCATTCATAACGACGACGATTTTCTTCACATGTTTTCAGTATTCCAGAAACAGCGGCCGAAAGCTGATCATGTAAACTCTTTTCTGTAGTCATAATAAACCTCTCCTTTACATAAGTAAATAAAATAATAATGGATCTTACTCACAAATATAATATACGGTTAAATATGAATTTAGCAATTGATATTTTGCATATTCATTTATTGCTTATTTACTATGATGATGAATTTATAGGAGAAGAGCGTTATACTCTTCTCCTAATAAACTTAATATTTTTTTCATATATTATAATTGTGAATGACCTGTAAAGATGAAAGGGGAGGCTCATTATGAAGAGAAAAGATATAGAGGCGCTTACGTGGAGGGAACTTGTCGACGGGCAAGCCCCAGAACTGGAAATGTTTTTTCCAGAAACAATGTGGTATTATAATGAAGCAAAAGATGAGGAGTGGAGCTCCTACTATTTTAAGAAAGAGAGGAGGGAGATATTAAAGCAATTAGTATTCTGATAAAATAAAGGGAATTGGATTTACTCCAATTCCCCTTATTTATTTTTTATTTTTCTGCGGCTAATTGAAGCCCCTTATTAATACAATCATATTTAAGATACTTCATAAAACGATCAAGTTCACCTAGCTTAGTTGGCATCTTTGTATAATCATTTTTCGATTCCGCTGCTTCTTTAATGAAATGAACTTGTGCGTTAGGAATCGTAACCACATAGTCATATTCACTACGATCTTCGATATTGTTTTGAGCACAAATATCATCAAAGCATTTAGCAATATCCAAATCTTCATCTCTTGAATTTGCTGTTGCATAACGGAAGATATCATAAAGATTAATGCAAAGACATTTTTTACCATTTACTGAATTTTCAAATACAGGAATCTGTTCTGCTTCAATACGGTTCCTTCTATCAAGTGTAACTAACGCTTCAGTAAATTCTTTTACTTCATTAGAGTCTACACTTGTGTTTTCTACTAAAAACATATTTTGCAGCTCCTTCTTAATATCAAAATTCATATATAATAAACCTCACTTTCTTTTTTGTAACCTAAAATAGATTTACTATTATGTTTTTGCTATCAACTATACGTCTACTTCAAATTTCCAATTTACTGTCGGTGAATTTTTTAATGTATACATCCCATGCTTATATATAAGCATAGAAAACAATTTAGTTACATTTTCATCATTAAATCCACCAGAAAAATTATATAAATTAGGTTGATATGTTAGATTGTTTAAAAAATTAGTTTTTGCATTTTCTACTAAAGTCTGTTTCTCCGAATCTGTTTTATTAGCTAGTTCATTTATTTGTTTATCATACTCAGTTTTATCACCATAGTAATTCTTTGAAAGTTCACTATAATAATCCGTTAAATAAGAATACAATATTTCAAATATTTGTGCCGGTGAATGCTCTTCTAACTTACTGAAATCATAATAATTTGATTTATTAACAGTATACCAATCATAATTAGAAATGAGTGTGGAGTCGCTTAAAGTATAAAAATTACAATCATTTGTAGTTTTTTGGTAGACAAATGGTGAAGAAGATGTACTGTTGCCTATCATGAGTTTGTTATCTTTTGTTGAAAAATAATAGAAAAAGTTATTTGTACTGCCTCTAACTAATGGGTTTATTAAATAAAAATAAGAACCTGCATTGGTTTTTATTTTTTCAATTATTGAATCACTAGGTAATCTATCGCTAAAAAGAAAATCACCAATATCTGCTAGAAATGTTTTTGTTGGTTCTTTTTCACTTAAATAAAAAAACTTTACAGTATCTCTATCTGTACCACTATAATCAGTGATTTTCATTTGTTCATTTAAAATTTTAAAATCACTGTCTTTAAGATATAAATTAGTTAATACACTGTTTCTTTCAAGCTCATTAAAATTACTCAAACCATTTGTTTTATCTATTATAATACACATGTTTTGGGTATCAAATGTAGTTTCACCAATACATTCATATGATACATCTGAAGATGAATACGTAGGTATATATTTTATGGTAAGTTTCTTCTTATTACTAAAAGTTAAATTACTTATAGAAACATCAGATTTAAGATTTAATTTTATGCTATCAGTAGCAATATCTATACTAGAGAATAATTTATCATTTTCTAAGTCTACATGATTACCTGTACTCCAATCAACGGTAAAATTCTGTTTAGTCATTACATATTTAGACGGAAATTGGGGAGGGGCGGTACAAGCTTCACCTGTTACATATAAAGCATCATTGGTTGAATCAATTTTTGCAGTATAAATATTAGATGGTAAATAACCGGATTCTAACGTTGGCTCAATTTTAAATGAACTTTTTGTCATTCCTAGATCATCATTATGAATGGTTGTTAATTCATTATCTCCATCTAATAAAGAAATTTTAACACTCTTAGCATGTAATGCTGGGTCAATTGTGACCTTTTTAAAATTAAATACACTACTAAAATCTGCACTAGTGCTTGAAGAAGATAAATTCTTAATCTGTCCAGCCATTTCAGATGGTTTATATTTTACTACTGTGCCATTCTTTTCACGTATTGCGTCACCAATTTTGGTTAGTGTGGCTGCACTAACCAATACATTGTCGTTTGCCATTTATTTGTCACCTCCGAGAATAAAATTTCTCAATCATTTTCTTCTTGCATTCTTTAAGAAGATTAATAATTTCTTCATTAAGATCTTTAGAGTATCCATCGTTAATATATAGCTCTTTATGAGCTAAGATTTCTTTATATTTATCATAATCAAATTCTTTACTAGCTCTTTCGATTTCATTTAGCATATCATTCTGTTCAATTGTAAAGAACGGTTTATATGCTTCTACAAATAATTTATAATTACCAAATACATGAGTTGTCGGAATAAAAATAACTCCATTATGAACTAACTCATGAATAGTTTCAGATAATGGAATTAGTCCAACCATATTATTATAATGAAGCCACATGACTTCTTTAGCTACATTATCTTCATCTAATGGTTCACCAGCTGCTTGACGTTTACGAAATACAATTAAGCAAATATCATATAGCGTTAATGGATCATGATGAATTTCAATTTTAATATTATTCGTTAAATTGTTCGATACGTTCATATATATAGTGCATCGATTCATTTCAAAAGCATTTCTTAAGTATTGAATATATTCTCTGTATTCAATAGAACCACGGATAGTTTGTTCCAAGTACTTAATATATTTAGTAAAGTCTTTTGAGTCTTTAAACTCCCAGTCTTCTAGATTATATTCTGGAATATCAGTCATATTTAAGATCTCAGATGGCTCATTTGAATTTACAAATAATTGATTCATTCTAGGATCTCTCATTAAATTCACCTCTAATTATAAAAAATAAAGAGCCTAAGGTAGGCTCTTTAAATTTCTGTTATAGCAGGTCTCCTAGAATTTCAGCTCTAGAAAGAACTACGTTATTGTATAATGATAAGCTACCATTATATGGTGGAAATGCTAGTCTCATTCCAAGAGATGGATTAGCTAAACTATTATAATTAGATTTAGCAGTTTGAATATATTCTCTAGTCATCGTGTCTACGTATACATTATAATTCAATAAACGTTTTAATTCAGTCTTAAGTTTATTATAGTAATCAGTAGATACATTAAAATTAGATGGAAAATTAGAACGAATGAATGCACTTACATAGTTCTTTTTAATCTCATCCGTATGACCATTAACGTGGATTAGTTTAATTCTTAAGCCTTGGGAATATGCTGCGTTCATAATAATAGCGTCTATTAATTCTCTATTTTTTAATTCATTACCAGATGAAGTCAGTATAGATTCATTACCATTATTAACGTTTCTATACCAACCATATATCCAATCTCTTAAACTATAAACGCTATATTGAGAATCACTAAAAATAGTAAAAGATCTTTCTCCATATCTCATACTCAATTCTTTACATATTCTCATAGCCGCATAGATGGAATACATTTCTCCATAGTTATTCGTGCAATGCTTAAATGGAAATAGCTTTACATCTACTATGGAGTCTGATGACTGGTGTACAATTACAACGCCTCCTACAACGATATTACCATTTCTAGTATCGACTTTACCATCGACACTAGCATCTGTAAATAATAAAAACTTGTCTTTAAATATTCTATTCATAGAAATCCCTCCAATCATTTTAATAATATATGGTTTATCCAATATTTAGTCTCTATACACTAATTAGTGTATAGAGACATTTTTGTTTTTAATCTGCGAATAATTGTTTATAAATATTTCTACGATATTTGACTTTGGTATCAGGGTCTTCCATTAGTAAAGAAGATTTAATGATTCTAAATTGCTTTCTAAATTTAATAGGGAATTTAGCATCCCCTGTAAGATCACTTACAATCTCTGTAAGATTAAGATATTTGGCTTTTGTATAGAACGCTTTATATATTTCTTCCCCACCAATAACAAAAATCTTTCTTCTAGACTGAAAGACTCTGCAATATAAGATAGCCTCGTCTACACTATGAACTACCATGGCTCCTTTGACTTTATAGTCCTTATTATGAGTCAAAATTACATTCACTCTATCAGGTAATAGATGTCCAATAGACTCATATGTTTTTCTACCCATAATAACTATATTATTTGTAGTCAGTTCCTTAAAGTTTTTCATATCTTCTGGTATATGATAAAGAAGCTTACCATCTTTACTAATAGAACCATCTTTAGTTATTGCTGCTAATAATGTAATATTTTTGCTATGGTCTATCATTATTATCCCCTTCTTAAAGATAAGTTATTACGGTAAGATTAGTCTCTAAAGATTTTTTCACATCAATAATTCTTTGATTAGGCGAACCGCGTAATGGTAGTGTGATATCTCTATATGCTATTTGAAATTCCCCATCAATAAGAATATCAATTAATTTAAGTACTTTAAGTATTTTATTATTCTTTTTTAATTCTTCAAATAAACCACCAGTCCAAATGAATATTCTAATTTTAGGATAAACTTCTTTAACTTTCTTTACTAGAGGTAGTACAATACCTATATTTTCTTCACATAATGGTTCTCCACCTAGAATAGATAAATCTCTATGAATACCATTTTTATTAATTAATTTAATAATTCTATCAATATAATCTTCAGGTAAATCATATCCACCATTAAAATTCCATGTTTGTGGATTATGACATCCATCACAATGATGCGGGCAACCTTGAACCCAGAAGCTTACAGCAATTCCATGATCTATATCTACTGTATCATTTGTAATCAAACCAGAATATTTCAAGATACACACCTGCCTTCTATTAAAACAAAAATAAACCACCTCTATAGAATTTCTATAGAGGTGGTTATCTTATTTAAATTAGAATTTTTCTTCTGAATTATCTACATGAAGAACGCGTTCTTTAATTTCTTCCGTTCTTCCTTGATTCCAGAAGTTTGTTCCTATATAGCCGCATGTTCTGCGACTAACGTTTAATTTAGTCTTATCAGTATTTCCACAATTCGGGCATTGCCAATATAAGTGGCCTTCTTCGCCTTTAATTTCAATTTCTCCAGTGTATCCGCATACTTGGCAATAATCATGCTTAGAATTTAATTCAGCATACATGTTTGTATTATAAATAAATTTGATAATAGTCATTACGGCATCAATATTATTACTAAGATCAGGGCATTCTCCGTAGGAGATGTTTCCACCTGGTGATAGTTTTTGAAATTCAGATTCTAATTTTAATTTTGAGAAAATATCAATGTTTTCTCGCACATTAACCATACTCACTTAAGAGTATCAGACTATATCATCATCTCATAAGCTGTTATGAGACGCCATGCGCTTCCACTATACCATTTCAGATATAATGTACTCTACTCGGTTACTCACCCAGACTACGCTCTGAGCTACCCTTTCGATAGTCGTTACACTTTTCTAACAAAAGTCTACCATAATAAACACTCCTGTTAGACTTAGCACGGAGTTATTGCACATATGTACAGTTTTCTCCGTTAACATTACAATCTATACTTATGTAATAGCATAAATTGTAACATACCCCACAAATATGGGTTCACATGGTTATTCGTAATATCTCACGATATTAAGCCACATTTTTTTAGTCTATGGTATGAATTAGTGATGTAATCTTTATCAGTTACGTCTTTAATAATGCCAAATCGTTTCTTTAGACATTTTGCAAATTTATAAGTTGTTGATTCGATAGGAGATCCGTATAAGCTATATCCAATATCTTCTTCGGCTCTCCATTTGGCACATTTGTCATTCATATATTGCATGACTTTAAGACCAAATTCTTTACCATTAGTCTGTGTATGAGATTCACCAGTCATGTATTTTACACATTCATACAAACCAGCGTAACCTAAAGAAATAGTAGAATAATTATGCTTCAATAATTCATTAATAGTTTCTCCTTTCTTTAGACGGGCGTATGCACCATTTTGCCAAAGAATTGGAGCAATATCAGATTTTGTACCTAGCAATCTATTATGTCTACATTTTAATGCTTTATGGCACAATTCAAGTCTTTCATCAAAGATCTTCCAGAATTTATCAAAGTCTTTATGAGAAGACAATGCTACATCTGGTAAATTAATAGTTACGACGCCTTGGTTAAAGCGTCCATAATATTTATGGCCTTTATATTTTTCCCAATTTAATGCTTTAGCATAATTTTCTGTACAGGTATCATTAGTTAAGAATGAACGACACCCCATACATGTCAGTTCATCTCCATTTTTTAATTCTCTTTGTACTTTATTGGAAATATAATCTGGAACCATTCTCTTAGCTGAACATTCAGCTGCAAGTCTGGTTAATTGATAATACTTAGAATCTTCATTAATATTGCATTCATCAAGGGCATAGATGATCTTTGGGAACGCCACTGTAATGTATACACCATTAGCATTCTTTACCCCTTGAATACGTTGTTTTAAAACTTCTTCAGCTACTAAAGCTAAATCTTGGCGTTCTTTTCCTTCAGGCACTTCATTTAAATTAATATAAACAGTTACAAATGGAGCTTGGCCGTTCGTTGTCATTAGGGTTATGATCTGGTATTGTAAAGTCTGTACACCGGCTTCAATATCACGTTTAACTAACTCTTCGATCTGCTCATCTGTAAATGTTTTATATCTCTTTTTAAAAGTATCTCTTGTTGTTTGGACAAAAGGAGATAAATGTGCCAAACTAACAGATTGTCCCACCCTAGAATAATTTTGTGTTTTATTCTAAGCCAGACTATTTCTTATTGACATGGGTATATGTCAATCGATACGTTTCAACTGTAATCTCTTACAGCTTACATATATAGTCGTTACAATGTGTTATTTTTTAACAATTTTAATTTCATATTTAGACGGAGTTTCTAAGTATCTTCTAGTTTGAGTTTCTGATTTACAGATAAATCTAGCAAATGCAGCAACTGTTTTAAACTCATATTTATTTTTATAAATAATTTTTTCAAACGGTGCTTTATTATTTCTAACTACAGATTTATTCAAAAAATAATAAGCATGTTTATTGTTTTCACTCTGAGATACCCATTCAAGATTACTTGCTAAATTACAAGTCTTATCACCATTCTTATGGTTAATTGTATTATTAATTTCTGAATACCCTGGAACAAATGCAAATCCAACGAGTCTTGCAATAGAAAGATTTGCAGATTTAATTCCATTAAATAATTTGATATACATATAGCCACTTAAAATATTTTTAGAAGGTTTTAATAAATAATATGCTCCATATCTTTGAGCATAATTTCTTACTCTACCATAATTAGAAACTTGGTAATTTGGATATCCTAGTATCGGTTTCCACTCTTCATCGGAAATTTTTTCATAAGAATAATTTCTAGATGAATTATTCATTATATTTTGTTTACGTTCTTCTGCTTTATTAGAAGCTCTCTGATCATGAAGAATTCTTTCTCTATTAATATCGTCGTCTACTGTACAAAAGGTTCTAAATTTACCTCTATCAATTCCTAAATCTTTACATAATTTAGTAATTGGTTCATCTTTACGTAATAACGAAATAATTTGATTCTTTTTCTTATTAAGAATTTTTTGATTGGAAGGAGTTAAATGCTTTAAATTAGCCTTTTCAAATCCCCATTCTCTAATTAGAGTAGTAATAGTTTTTCTATCTATTTTAAGGAGTCGTTCTATATAACTAAAACTTCTACCCTCTTTTTCGTATAAAATTTGAATAGTATCTTTTAATAAAATCGCTTTATCTCTATTATTCATTTAGGCGTTCCACCTTTCAAAAATAACACATCACGAGATTAGAAATTCCATCCTACCTCGTTAGCCACGAAATTAAATTTCGTAACCCATCGTTTTTCTTCGATGTTAGTATCGTTTTACTACGGCAGATTAGAAACCGTACTGCGAAGACGCAACTTGAGCGATTACTTGTGTTGCAATATTGCAAGCTGTAGAAAATCTATGAGGTTTTTCAATAAGCACATCAGAAATTACTGTACCATTTTGAAGCATGTCTTCTAGATTGACAAGCCCACAATTATTAATTCTTTCAATGAAATAATCAATATCCAACATAGCAGTTTAACTATGTCTGACTATATCACATTCTGAAATAACTATTACCGCTACTTCAGAACCCAGGAACTTAGGTGATGAATTAAAAATTCACCTTGTAGTCTTGATACTACTCCTACTCTACTCACTTCGTGTAGAAACTCTACCTTATTTTCAACTCAGCCTATGCCTCTGACTAATTATGAGGACTTATTATTTATACATTTCTGTAAATGCTGTGTTTCTAGTTTTCGATAGTCGATTGACCTTGATTTGTATTTATATATCAGCGACAAATACAAATCCTTGGCACAGGATTATGCGACCAGTATTAGTAGTCACCCTTCCCTGTTAGCAGAATGTCTAATCACCATTTACTGTGATTCCTAAATCGTTCATTCTACACCCCATATTCTATGGGTTCACCTGGTTTTCTTAAACAGTCACCTGCTTAAGCCACAATATTTTTATGGAAATGAATAATACCAGCTTTATGTGCTTCTACTACATCTTTAGGTAATAGATTTCTCATAGACTGATCAGTAGAAACGGCACCGGCAATATAATCTCTTTGTGTTGTAGCTAATGCAGAATTCTTGTTAGAATTTTCATTACTCCAATAATCATTCCTATCTTCAACAATTTCATTGACTACATCATCAATCGTAGATTTGCGTGCATCTGTACGTTTCTGACGATAACGAATATAATCTCTTGCAGTCTCTTTATACTTGCTATGAAGAAGTCTATCTTCTACATAATCTTGTACTTCTTCAACTGTCATTTTATCTTCTTTAGTTTCATCTAAAATATCTTTAGCTACAGTATTGGTAAAGCTAACAAAATCATCTGTTAATTTATACACATCAGTTCTGGCTTTAGTCATAGCATTTACAATCTTTTCAGCATTAAAATCAACTACTCTTCCGTCTCGTTTAATAATTTTCATATAACCATCCTTTCTATAATAAAAATATAAAAAAATTGAGTAAAGATTTCATTAGTCTTTACTCAAATTTTTATTAGTAATTAAATGTCTATTATAAAATTTAGATTTTCATCTTTGACCTATTATCGGTTAAACTGCAACTTTCATCTTTAAGACTCCTAAATCGTTATAACCATTTAGACAAATATCATCAATAGTAAACTTATAGAAGTCTTTAACCTCTGGATTGATTTCTAATTTTGGAGCAGCAATCTTAGTTGCAACATCCATTCTTTCAATCTGCTCTTTAATCATTGGTATATGATTTTCATAAATATGAGCATTATTAATTACATGAGTAAATAAACCAGGTTTTAAATTAGTTACTTGAGCAATCAAGTATACCAGAGTAGCGTATTGCGTTAGATTAAAGCAGATCCCAATGCCCCAGTCCCCGCTGCGCTGGCTCAAAATACAGTTTAGATAGCCATCGGTTACATCCCACATGGTTTCAAAAGCACATGGCTGCAATGCCATATCAGGTAAGTCTTCATTATTCCATAATGTAACAATCATACGCCTAGACTGATTGTCATTCTTAAGAGTATCGATAAGATTATCTAATTGATGATACTTTTTGATTTGATAGCCATACGCTTTACCAATTGTACCATCTTCTCTCATCCATTCATCCCAAACATGACAACCCATTTTCTGTAGTTCTCTTACGTCATTTGACTGTTTTTGCCAAATCCATAAGAGTTCTTTAATTGCTGTTTTAAATGCTACATGCTTACTAGATAGAATTGGAAATTCTTTTCTTAAATCAAACTGCATAATCTGATGAGGTAGTTTGTAAGTCGGAATTCCTGTTCTGTTATTGCTATAATATCCATGATCTAAGATATTCTTAGCAATTGTTAAATATTGTACATCTGCATTTGCCATAATTTAACCTCCTTAAAATAATTATTTAAATGTGCCGTAAATAATCAAATATAATCCCAGTAGAGTCAATGACTCTACTGGGTATAGTTTATTAAATACTAAATTCGTTTAAACCAATCTCTTTAATTACATCTTCAAATGGTTTATTTAAATATTCAGCAATAGTCTTCTGCTCTGTGTAATTCTTCTCTTTAAGATAAGACTCAATATCCTTATTGGTAGTTGTTAGATAATCTAGAATCTTCTTGCTAATAGTAGAAATTTCATCATCTGTATTAGCATAACGTAATGGTTCATCAATATCGAGAAAAGCTTTTTTCCGTACAATTTTATTCATATACTTTTCTCTTTGTAATTTGATATTATAATAGATTGTGTAATAAATCTCATCAGGTGTCATGTAATTCTCTTCCTGAGAAACACTCGTCGGAGATTTTAAAACAAAATTACCTGATTCATCTACACCCTGGATGTAACCGACTTCAACGTTTGGCATATTTGTAACATCGATCCAAACCGTCTTTGGGTCGAAGTAATTCGATAGTTCATCCATTGCTAATGGTGTTTCATAAATATAAATTACTTTTTGCTTATATAATTGAGCAAATTTATTTAGTTTAGCCATTATTTATTTCACCTCTCTTTATCTTGTAGTTCACTTTCTTCGACAATTTCGTCGACATCGTCATCGAGATCTTGTATATTTGCAAATATACTATTCTTAGTGGATTCTTCTTTCATTTTCGAAAGATAATGGATATTCTCTATATCACTAAGATAGTCAAACTTAAAAGTTGGTTTATAACGTGGATTTGTTATAGCCTCATAAGTTATAGTATATTGCAAATTCAAAGTCTCTTCCGTCTCATTATCTATTGTATAATTCTCTAATATCTTTTTTATACTATCAAAGTCTACTTTATTTAATTTTTCATGTCTCGCCTGCACCGAGAATAAATACTCAGGAAGATTGTCATCTTTTCCAGAGTAGTTCTTATAATCGTAATATATCTTATGAATATCCGGGATATTGTGCAAGGCAATATTATCCGTGATAATCTTTGTCTCTATGCAATTAATGCTGCATAGATCTTCCGTTAGCATATTAAGAACCTTGACTGGTTCTGCATAATCTATATCTTCCGTTAACCGATGGTATTGATCTAAAGCAAATACCATTGAAGATACTCCGTCTATCATGTAATATCTATTAATAAAATATACCATCTCCATTATGGATATTTTATATATAGATTGATAATGTGTAAACTTATCAAGATAAAACGTGAGTTCTTTATAAATATCGGTTTCGTTAGGCTGTATATAGATTAATAAATAATACTGCTTTAAATACTCTCTAAGTATATCCGATATATATAAGTTGTCTCTGCAATTTTCTAAATATTGTATCGGTACGGCTGGTCTACATAGAATATTTAGATTTAGTGCATTATATTCTTTAAATTCTTTTGTAGGGTCTTCTTGCCGTTTTTTAAATAATTTATTTAAAAATTTAAGCATATTATCTACACTCCCATATAAAAAATAAACCGAGACGATAACTATCGTCTCGGTTATAATTATACAATAATTTCTTCACAATACCCATCATTTGTCGTATAATAAATATGACGGATTCCCATAGCCTTAATTTGTGCCATACACGCATTACACGGACGACTCATAGCTACTTTATGGGTTTTCTTTGTCTCTCTATACACATACAATTTAGCTTTGCTTAAATCATAATCAAAATAACGGATTTTAAGAAGACAAGCCATTTCCGCATGTAATGTATTTTTACACATTTCGGACGGCTCATCTTCAAATCTCAATTTGTTTAATCTTTTTTGCAATGGATGTGATTTATTATTATTAGCGGAAACAAAAATGTTATCATTACTAATAACCAATACAGCTCCAATATGAGCACTTTTAACATTGCTTGTTTTACTAACTTCTTTCGCAATATTAAAGTATTTCATATCTCTATGAGTAATCAATACAATCAACCTTCTTTAAGAAAATGTGCCAAGTTACTATCAAAGATTTGCCTAATCATATTAAAGATTTGATCTTCTGTTTTACAACTCTTATCAATATTATCAAGCTCAATGTCATATTGCCTAAAATCGGTTGCTCCATAACTAAACGGAAACTCTTTAAGAAAATTATTTACCTTATCTAAATAAGTATACTTGTCTTCATTAATTTCGTCATTATGTGATTTATCCACTACTCTACGTTGCTCAATAATGGTCTTACTATCAATGATATTATGAATCATCTTATAAATAAGATTTGCTTTCGGTAATTTAAATTCTTTTTCATTTAATTCATATATTTCTCTTTCAAAGTCTTTATAAAGATTTTCATATGAATAAATATTAAACTTTGCTTCTTTATTGCCTGTCTTTAATGCATATGATGCACCCTGGTAATAAATATTACTATACCAAAATCTATCAAATATCATAATGTAATTCTTATCATAATATTCTTTAAGCTGCTTATAATATACATCATACATATCAAGCATAAATAATGTACTTACCATCTTCGGAGATAACGGTTGTTTATTAATATTCCCCTTAAAATACTCTCTCAATAAATAACTCGAATCTCCATCATAATTCGGAAAGCTTACTACAATTACATTACTCGTATATGTATCTTCAATATAGTCTTGCAACTTACAAGCATTCGTATACTTAAAAGTACCATCTATACCCTCAAAGTCAATAATAAATGGTTTACTAAGTTTAAACATGCCTCATCATATCCTCTCTCTATTAAATAATACTATTATATTTATTTCAATTATTTTTATTAATAAAATAAAATTCATTATTGTCTTTGTCTAATACAATATCCTTCAAATCTAATAGCTTATTTATCTTATCTGAATCTTCGAAGTTCTTTAAGTAATATTTTTTATTGTTAATATATATAAACAATCTTGTCTCTCTATATATCTTAACAATATCTTTATCTGGTTTAAACTCTACTATATTGAATCTTTGTCTTTTCTTATTGCTTCTTAAATAATCTACTATTACACATAATGCAGTTAATGATATTATAAGAACAATATTATTTCTAAAAGTCTCTTGTATATATACTATTATAGAATCAATCATTTTCTTATCCTAATCTCCTTTGCTAGATTAATATTAAACAGAAACAATTTTCTCTATATTATATAGAATCAATCATTATCTGCTTATTTAAGCTTTTAATTATTGTTTTTACTTATCTCAATTTCTATGGTTAATTGGTCATTTTTAATTAACACTACTTGGCAAGTTAGTTACTTCTAGACTTTACTCTGTAGTAAATGATTAAACGTTAATTTTATACATATTTTTTATTTTTTGTTTTTGGTTTGTTCATTGACTTTGTTTTAGTTTCTTTTACTCTTGTTTGTTTGCCCAGCCTCATTCATCGGGGAAACTACGTTTCCCCAGGCCATTGAGGTGTGGCCTTCCCCTTCCTTACCCCATCCTAACACTCTAACCCCCCTACCCCCCTTCCTCTCTTCCCTTCCCCAAGCGGACAAAATGCCCCTAGGAACGCGGCCTGACGTTCCTAAAGACTCCGATTGGTTCTTTCTGGGAAGTTACGCCTCCCTACGCTCACTCGGGAGTGCGATTTAATGGTTCTCAGCTACTACTGACCCAGGCTCTCCACCTGTTTGGTATGGCCAATAATAGGCGCGTATAACTGTGCCAGCTATACTATTTTACTTCATAGTTGTATACGTAATATTTTATTAATTTTTTACAAAAAATATACAGGCTGAAAATTAATTCAGCCTGTAATAAGAATTCAGTTTAGTCAGCAAGCTTTAGCAGGTCTTGTACACCATAGACCATGCGACAAAGCTTTTCATCGAATTCACGTCCTTTACGATAGAAAACATATGTATCTACGTCGTTCGTCCAAGTGCGGCTATGACATTTGCCGACTTCTCTGAATCCATAGAGCCATAACGATGCTGCGTCTTCTTCCATCAATTCTACCGTTACTTCGTCCTTGGTTACAGTTATAGCTACAGTGGAATTGATATTGTCAGTAGCATAAACTTAATAAATTAATAAACTTTTCAAAATCTTTCATAATTAAACTTCCTTTCTGGGATCATAGACCCAATGCAAATATTGGTGAGCAAATTACTCATTCACAATTATAATATATAATATAAAAAATTTTTCCCTATGTATGATTATACTAGTAAAGAGCTTATTTACAAAAAATAAAATCAGGGGAATTGGATTTTACTCCAATCCCCCAAAATTATTTTTACAAATTATTTAAAGAAGGGAATATGATAAACTGTGTATCTCCCCCATACTTCATCGCCTTCAGTAAATTTTTTAACTTTCACCCCGTGACGTTTACGCCACTTGGCCGCACGGACTGGATTCTTCACAGAATACACTGCATTGATTACTTCCAGGTTAGACGGAATTCTGACGCTATAGTCGTAATCGAAACCATTTGCGAACATGCTGTCTGGCCAGATGTAGCCATTCACATCATCGTCTAATGGCAACAGACTAGTATCGATATCGGCATAGTATTCGTGGTTCTTGATGCAATTGTACTTGAAGGCATTCAAGATATTAGTTTCTTTTTTAGTAGTCGGAATCAAGATCATGCCATCATTCTTAGTCATCAGTTTTTTCATTTTAGTTCTCCTTTTCTCTGGTTATATAAACCAGAACCCGTTTTTATGTACACTAATGGTACATTCATAATTATAATATATTTATATGATAGTTTTTGAATGATTAAAAATCCCCCAATGGAGAATTCTCCATTGGGGTGTTAGTTTTATTATAAAGCAGCTAATTGGTCTAGTGATAGACTCATGTGTTGTTGTTCATAAGACATTCCGTTATTAGAAGAGATCATTTGACTTACACCGTTCATCATAGACTGATTACTTGCTGCCATCATTTGACCAATAGAATTAATTGCAGAATTAATTGAAGCCTGTTGTTTTTCAACTGCTTCTTTAGACATAGAACCCATATTACCAGTATTAGTAGCAATAGTGGTCAGTAATTGAACTGCAATCTTAAGAAGCTCGATTACCCCAGCTTGAGATAAATCTGTATTATTAGTTGCACTTGCATCAGTTTGAGGAGTTGGTAAAACTTGATCTAGAATATTAGAAATATCTTTATTCCCTCCAGTAACTTTACCGACGATTCCTTGGATAGAACTATTCAAAGCTCCAGAGTTAAATGCAGATTTAAGTGTATCTGAAATAATACCTTTACCGTATCTCTTATTAGCAGAGCTAATAGATTTACCCATAGCATTCATAGCTTTATTAGAGGATTTTCCTCCTCTACCAAATCTTAAAGCTAATGGCCCGTGTTTACCAGCAGCTTCAGCGTTATCATTAGCGCCTTGTTTACCATCTGTTACAACTTGACCGTTGCCTGAACCAGTAGAAATATAACCCCAAATATTACCGAAGAAATCTGAGTGTCTACCATGGCTTACTTTATGACCAGATGTCATATTTGACCAGAAGCCACCTTGACCATCTTCGATTACAGCATGGTCTGGTTCATCCATGCTACCATCAGTATCAATAATACCAACGTCACCTTCGGCTGCTGGTTGTGAAGCATCTTTCCACATACCAGCTGATTTAGCTTCAGCCATTGCTGTTGGTACGTATAGATTAATTGGATTAACTCCAGCATGTTGTAAGTAGTCATTAGCAAAAGCGGTACATCCAGAAGGGCCATACCAATATGGAGGATTTACAGAATCTTGTACGTGATCTTTAATCTCTTCAGCCCAAGCCGAAGCTTGCCTAATGCCTTCAGATGTAGCCGTAGAACCTTTCCAAGCACCACCAGATTTACCACCTTGCTGTTGTTGCTGAGGTGATACTCCGCCTAACATGCTACCGAAAATTTTCGTTGATACATCACTAATTTGTTTAAATGGACCTTCGGAAGTTATTCCGCCCATAACTTGGTTTAAAGAATTATTCAAGCTGTCAAACGGTTTCATTACAGCATCGAAAATACCATAGCTATTTTGTGGAGCAGAAGCGCCAGATGATGACATCCCTGAAGAATTGATTGCCCCAGCTGAATAACCTTGTTCTTTCAAATTCTTTAATACAGAAGTTACACCATTAGTATATTCAGACAAAGGAGCTTCATAATAACCAGCATCTTTAAGTATTTGAGCAAAAGCCGCAGGATCGCCAGCTTGTGAAGCAGCAGCCAATTCACTACGATGGCCGCCTTCACCGTCAGCATAAGCGATTGTTTTATTTGCCATAAATTCAGCAGCTTCTTCTAGAGAATTATATGTAGCAAAACCATGCGCACCGCCAGCATTACCGTAGTTGTAGCCCGGCTTGTGTGTTCCAGGTTTAAAATACTCCCAACCAGACTCTTGAATAATCTGAGCTAGGATAAAATCAGATCTAACACCTGTAATTCCAGAAACAATTTCAGCATATCTAACTAATTCGCAGTTTTCAGCAGTAGGTGTTTCTTCTGTACCTCTGCCCCATCTCAGTACTCTATTATTATAAGAAGTATTTTTATTATTCTTAGAAAAAGACTTAGCCATTGTAGTTTTGCTAAGTACATTAGAAAGTTTATATCTTTGGTTATCATATCTAGATTCAGGATCTTGAATAGTTACTGTATCATTTTTAGCATTATAACCAGTAGCGGTTACATAATGAGGATATTCAGCAAATGGATGCTTATTAGATTCACCATTAGGGTCTTCACCAGATAATACAACTGGATGACCTTTTTGCAGTTCTGTTTTTACATTACCTTCAGCTATATCTTTAGCTGATGCATTATATTTACTAGCATAAGAATTAAAGAAACGTGGATCGGTTCCTGTATCTTTACCTTTGAAACCGCCGTTTAAAGCATAACTTGAAGCTTGAATTACTGGATCATTAGCACCTGATCCACGACCTAATGCTTGAAGTGCATTAACCGCCGCTACAGGACCACACCCAGAATCACCAATAGTTTGTCTAATTGTGTCTCCAGGAACATTAAACCCTACATTAGCGTATTGAGTTTGTTTATAATAACCTCTACCAAATAGACCATGTTTACCTTGGCCTTTAGCATCAGAATCTGAACCGGAAGAAGAATCCGATGAGGAACCTGAATCAGAAGAAGATTTATCTGAACCATGCTCCTTTTTATAATCTTCAGAGCTTGTTGCAGCTTGGCCGACTGCAACTACAGCACCTATACCGCTGTTGTTGTTCCATGCGTCAGCTACATTACCTGCTCTAGCACTAACTTCATCTTTAACTTCACCTAAAGTTTGTTTAGCACTTTCATATTTATTTTTTACAAAACTGACTGCTCTATCTTTAAGATTAGAAGCTGTAGAAGCCACAGATTGATAAGCTTGTTTAAACCAATTCATTCCATTTTCGGCAAGCCATTTAGCATTATTTTTAGCCCAATTCTTTGCAGCTGTAGCTTTATCACCCACGTATTTGTAGATGTTTTTAGCCGCTTGATTCATCTTAGTTAAAGTATCTTTACCGAAAGAAATTAAAGTTTCGCCAGTGTCTTTTACAGACTCTAGTAATCCCTTTTCATACATAGCATTGTATTCTTCAACATCTGCTACAGTGTCAGGAGCACCTTTAGGGTGAGATTCTTTATCTGCATTATAATCATCGACAGCTTCTTGAGCACGAGCTTGTGCTTGAGAAAGATCAAGACCTAAAATAGAAGCTAATGTTTTAAATACCCATTTAACTGGGATAACGCTGAAAAGCAAAGTAGAAATAGCACCAGCTAATACAGAAACATATTTTACATCATCGCCAAGGTCTTCGTTATAAAGTACATCAGCGTTGTTGTACCATCTTCTCCAACCTTCGTTATAGATATTATCAAAAGCAGATACAAGATTTACTATAGCTACAGGGATAGCTCCGACACCTGTCATAGCTACACCGATTTGAGCTGCGATTTTAGTCATATATTTAGAACCATTTTTTACAAGACTAGCAATAAATTCGTTAGATAATTTTTGCACCATTGATGCCGGTAGTTTCTTACTAAGCCCAGGCATTAATGTCTTAACTTTATCAATACCAGCTGTAAGTAAGTTCTTTAAGTAGATTAATGCCTTATCAGACATTCCTTTGACTTTGCCTTTAGTTTTACTAGCTGCATTAGAAATAGACTCAGTAATTGGAGTGATTTTATTCATAGCTTTAGTCTTAATATCATTCATCTTTTGAGTAAATTTACTAAAGGCAGATGTTCCTTCAGGTTTAGTATTCCTAGCATCTTCAGCGATAGAACCAGCTTCTTCACTTAAGCTTACATCCGATGTATCTTTCTTAAAGAAATCAGAAACGCTATATTTAATATCAAGAATCGTATTTAGCGTATCCATGAAATCTCCACTAGAGTTGTCTTGATCACCATCATTAATTGCCTTACCATTCTCATCTATTAATTCAAGTTCGCCATCTTCATTTGCAGCATACATCTGGCCTGGTTGAATACCACCAGATGCCTCAGCGGTTTCAGCGGATGATTCAGACATAAATGGAAGAACTAACCCAGCAGCTGTAGCGACACCAGATAAGATACTACCCCATTTACCTTTGGAACCAGATTTACCACCAGTTTCCGCAGCAACAGTAGCTTTAGTTTCAGTAGCAGCAGTACTAGCGTTTTCACTCATCTTTGCTGCTTTATTTTTTTGCTTAGAGCGTTTATTCTTACCTTTACCTTTTTTACCCTTTTTATTAGATTCAGTTGTCTCAGTATTTTTAGTAGTTGTTTCTTTACCTTTATTGCGATTTTTAAATCTGTCATATAACATACCGCCACCTTTAGATAATACCATACCAGGTAAACCACCTAGCATTTTATTACCAATAAAAGCACCAGCAACAATCTGTAGTAAACCAGTAGCAAAGTCACCATTTTTAAAAGAATCAGCGATACTATCGAAGATCATACCGACTGCTTCTTTACCTATTTCGACAATGCCTTTGAATACTTCTTTACCAGCATCAATAATAGCGTCTTTATTATCTTTTAAGAATTGAGTAATAATTGGCAATGCTTTAATAATTAATGGCCCAGCAATAGCAGCAAGAGCACCGCCTTTAAGAATAGAGAATAATGCACCTGATTTACCCATAAGAGAATCAGCTAAGTTGTGTAAGAATCCTCCTTCTTCTTTCTTTTCTTTCTTACCGCCTAGACCAACAAAACCTTTAAGTTTATCACCAATAGAAGCAAACCAACCTTGCTGCTTCTTATCTTCAGCGTCTTTAGCACGTTTCTTATCTGCATTAGCTTCAGAACCTACGAGGACTTTACTACCATCGGTAGCCGTCTTCCAAATATTACCTTCTGCGTCTGTTGTAGTCGTGCTTACATTATTTTTAGCTTTATCTTTTTCTTTGTTTTCAGATTCAGCTTTACTATCATTTTTAACATTAGTCAATGTATTCTGAGGAACATCACCAGTTTCACTAGTTCCTAGAATTGCAAAAGCTGTTGGGTCAAATCCAAATTTCTTAGCAATCATAGAACCAATAGACTGTGTAACACCATAAACTTTCTTAAGGTATACTAGTTTATCTTCGTCAATCTTTTTAGATGCTTCAATAGCTTTCTCTGCTTCATTTTTAACATTCGTCAATGTATTCTGAGGAACGTCACCAGTCTCACTATTATCAAGAATTGAAAAAGCTGCTGGATCAAATCCAAATTTCTTAGCAATCATAGAGCCAATAGATTGTGTAACACCATAAACTTTCTTAAGGTATACTAGTTTATCTTCTTCGATCTTTTTAGATGCTTCAATAGCTTTTTCAGCTTCATCTTTATATGCTGTAGATTCTTTAGCAATTCTATCTTTATGAACAGCGTTTAGAGCATTATTAATGTCTCTTCCATTCGTAAAGTCGTATCCTTTGCCTCCGAATTTATTCATTAATTCAGTTCTATATTGATCTTGTAATTTAGAATCTTCTTGAGCTGCTTTACGTGCAGTTTCAATTTTCTTACCATAATCTGTAAGAACTTTAACAAGAGCTTCTTTTTCTTTTACACTAAGATTCTTATCTTTAGCAATATTATCAGCTTCTTCAGCAATCTGTTCAGGAGTAAGGTCTTCATTTTCAAAACGTTTCCGTAAGCGTTTAATCAAATCATTTTCTTTACCTCTAAAGTATCTAGACATCTGTGTGCTGAAATCTTGTCTAGCATTACGATAAGCTTTCTTAGCTCCAGACTTACCTTGGAGAACTAATAATTTAGCTTCAAGTTCTTCAGCTTCTTTAGCATCCATACCAGCTAAGTCTTGGTCAAATCCCATTGTCTTATAAGTTCTACCCATGGATGCAGCATCCATAAGACGTTCAGTTGAAATAGTATTACCAATAGCTCCACGACCATATTGATTTAGTTTAACTTTATCAGCAAGATTACTAGTAAATTTACCTACAGCCCTTACAGCATTAAGAGGATATGACGCGCCTTTAAGAAGAGTCTTACCTACAGAAGACAGACCTTTAGTAATAGGACTTATAATTTTTTCATTAATAACTTTATAAAGTGGGACACCTACGGTTTTTTCAAATGCCCAGCTAATACCTTCTTTAATATAGTAAGTTAAATTCTTACCTTGATGCATAAGTTCTCTTCCGATAACAGAAGTCCATTTTGAAATTGGAGTAATAAAAGATTCTTTAAACCATTTATAAGCCGTTGAAGTCATAAACTTACCAAACTTAATCATTGGATTAACAAAGTTATCTTTTAATACACCAACTAAACCACCATGACGAGACTTACCTTCAGGGTCACGAGGATCTTTATAGCCAAGAATCAAGTTCTTAAAAGTTTCTGATGTCCCAACCATTCCGACACCAGTGCCTAGAATCATATTTGGAAGCAATCCACCAAATGGGCCAAAAGCTATTGTACCAAGAACAGATGCTCCAATACCTGGAATATTCTTTTTAAAGTGATCTTGAACTTTCTTTGAAATTAAACCTTCCTTGTGGAATTTTTTAACACTGCCATCGTCATTAGTGATAGTAAAGTCTTTACCGAATAAAGATTCTTGCAAAGATTTACTATTCTTAGCCATTACAGCGCCACTGCCGATTACAGCCATACCAAGTGGGCCTGTGCCTAGAAGTAATCCACTAGCTACAGCTGATGGTAAGCCAATCTTCATTAAATCTGGAGCGTATTTATGAATTGTATCTTGTAAGCTTTTTGGAATTACTCCGCCAGTACGTTTTTCGTTTTCATCTTTCTTACCAAGCAATAAATCTTTAGCTGACTCAGAATCACGTAAAATATTAACTACACCGCCAGCTAGAGCACCGGCCATAATACCTAGTGGGCCAGCTAAAATGCCGCCAACTAAAGCACCTGCACCGCCACCCATGACTCCTCTAGCAGTTAATTTAGATTTATCTTTTGAAACTTCTTCAAGGTCATTACCAATACCTTCATCTTTACTCTTAACGAATTCTACAAGATTATTGAACCAGCTACTAACTTTATCTTTAACTTTTTCACCAGCAGCTTGTCCTAAAGATTTATTATTTTCTTTATTTAAAATCTTTAGTGCTTTCATAGCTTGATTAAATTGTACAAAGTTGAATTTGCCTTTGCCAGCACCAGCTAATGGGTCAAATGAAGTTGTACCATCGGCATGAGAATAAATCTTTTTAAGGAAGTTATCTTTAATAGCTTTTTCTCTTCGTCTATCATCATTTCTATCAGCTTTATCTACATCTGGGTTAAACGGATTTAGATCTGCTGGAATAATCATTTCACCTTTAGAGATAGTGGTTATTCCATCAGCTGGTACAGATAAAGAACCATTGTAATTGTTGTCCAAATTTTCTTCGGGGGGTTTACCTTGTGATGTATCAGTTGTTTTTTGAGTTTTGTCATCTTTTTGCTCATCTTCTGGTTTATTTCCATTTAATTTATTTTTAACAGCAGCTACTGCACTGTCAGCTGTACTTGTAGCAGCATCAACAGCATTTTTTCCAGCATTTGTAATTTTATCTCCAACGCTTCTAGCATCACTCTTGATAGCTTCCTTAGTATCAGAAAAGAAGGTTTTACCAAAAAATGCACTAGCAAAGTCATTAGCTGTACCCTTAATCCAATTCCAAGCTGGCTTAAATACTTTTGTAGTTAAATAATTTTTGACACTGGTAAATGTTTCAGTTACCTTGTAACCAAGAAGATCAAAGAAACCTGAGATTTCTTTGCCGTCTTTATCTTTGAATTTATGCTCAAAGAATAGATTATATAAACCACGATCTGCAATAGATAAAGAACCAGCAATAAAGTTTCTTGGTTCTTTAACAATCATTTCTGCTAAATCAAGAATAGCATCTACTTTTTCAGTTTTAAATTTCTTACCAATATTACGAAGTTTTTCTTCATTGGCGTCTTTCCTAGTAGACATATCTTTCGATGCATCATACTCAACGTCATCGTATTTATCTTTTTCGATAACTTTATCTGGATTATTCTTTGCGGCTTCAGCTGCTTCTTGATCTCGTTTTTCTTTTTCTGCTCTAGCTTTCTCAAGATAATTTTCTGGGAGTTTAAAATCGCCACCGTCTAAGTTTTGTTTTTTAGCATCTCGTGGAAGATCGCCGCCGATTGCTGAACCGTATCTACGAATAACATTTAATTCTTCATAAATATGCTGTAAATAATCAAGCTGGTCAAACCCATACTCATCTGTGGTTCTTCCAAAGATCGAAGGCCCACCTTTAGAGTTCTTACCACCTGCTGTAGTACTTTTAAACATTTTGTTGCTTTTATTAAATAGAATAGACCGAATGTCATCACCATTTAATTCAGCTCTTTTAAGATCTTTAGTGATAGTGTTTTTAGCACTTAAAGTATCATTAGCAATATTACGTTTATCAATCTTACTAGAGATTTGAGAATAAATTTTCTTGCCTTCTTCAGAAAGCATATTATTTTGCTCAAATCCAGATAATGTATCATGAGCATATGCATACTCTTTAATAGCATCATTTACAGACTTTTTAAGCGTATCATCTACATTTTCTAATGAGGCTAATGCATTCTTTACAGATTCCTCTAGTGTTGAAGTAGCATATTTTTTAGAATCTTCTAATCTTTTATTAAAGTCTTCTTTAACTTTAGAACGTTTAGTCCATTTACCAGCATCGAAATCAAAATAAACAGGCTCTTCTCCTGTTAATGCAGAAGTAATCTGACTCAAATATGTCGGAATAACTTCAAGAATAGATTTACGTGTCTTACCATCAAATGGTACAGCGCCTTTTTCGTATTTACTTGTATCTATTGATGTCTTTTTATTGGTTCTTAGACCAAAAATTTTACTCATGGTAGATGCAAATAAATTATCTGAGTTATCACTTTTGAGATTCAGTTCAGCAATAAGATTACTAAAAATACCTCCAAAGGTTTTATCTAATGATCTGTGAGCTCTTTTAACGTCATCACCCAAGGCAGATGATACCGCCATTGTAATTAATCCGCTTAAGGGATTAGCAAACATGGCTTTAAGTTGCTGAGGATCCATGTCAATGACACTAGAAATACCTGGAAGAATATCATCAATATTATTTTTAAAATTCTTCTTTATAGCTTCACCATACTCTAGTAAGTTTGGTAAGCCATTTGCATCAAGAATATCATAGAATGAAGTATGTTCTTTAGGATTCCTACGTTTATTATTGCGATCACGAATAGCTTGTTCTTCTTTAAAGCGTACTCGCTCCATATCAAGCATTTCTTTTAAGATAGCATTATTTTCTCTAGCTAACTTAGTAGATTCATCAAAGAACTTACGGGAGTTCTCAATATGAGTCCTCATAGCATTTTCATTAAAATTAACTAAATTAGATAAAGTTTGATTTGTATTAAAAATACCGTTTTTAAGATCACCAAAGAATTTAGCTTGCTGAGAAATAATAAGCGAAGTAGATTGCTTAGTGATTTCAGCATTATATTTACCAGATTTAACTACAGCACCAGCTATTGCGTCCGTACTAATTTCAGCTGTATTCTGTAATGTTTTAATTGTAGCTATAGTATCAGAAGATGGCCCTTCCGAAGAAGACGAGTCTCCGCCTTCTTCGTCGAAATTGAAATCATCGAAGCCCATATCTTCGTCAAAGCTTTCTTCAATAAGTTTACCTTCTCTTGCTGCATCGTAGAATTTACCAGTTTTTAAATCACTTAATGCTGATTTAAAACCAAAGTCTGCGGCTTGATAAACATTAGTAGATTTAATTGCTTCACTGGCTCTACGTAATGTAGTTTTATAATCTCTAATACCATGGTAAACGTCTTTAGCTAACTGCTGATTGTTTTCATCCATAATGAATTTACCAATATTGGTATTTTCTTTATAGGCTTCAGCACTAGCATAAACGATTGATTTACCTAGATTCTTTAGATAATTTGTAACCTTAATAGCCAAGGGTTAAAACCTCCTTTCTAAACATTACTAAGATGTTCCTGTAGAAAGACAGCAGGAGTCCCATATGGCAATAGCCATATGGGACATTGGTATTAGACAGGTTTAAATTATAAAAAGTAAGGAGAAGATGTATGAAATCAAATTGCCCTTACTTATATGTATATAATTTGTAAAATAAAAAGACGACGAATCCCTAGTAGAGTGGCTAACTCTACTGGGGATAGAGGTGTCGTCTTGCTTAATCTTAGGCTTTAGGAATAATTAGTAGATGCGCGAAATTATGGGGAATCGCGATACATGAGTATCAAATTAATGTTGACTTTTTCTAAAAAGATATTATTTAATGTGGCTCGGGCATGGAGAAATAACTTTAATGCTTTCATATGCAGGAACCTTTGTTTCTCCCTTAGTGAAGATAGCATTGCCATTATCGTCAACACCAGTCTGCTTCGGGAAATAACGAGTGGATGCCGGAATGTCTTTCTTAATAAGAGAAACATTAGACTTTTCACGGCAACCGAGACCAATCTTACGACCAGTCTGTAGATAAGAGTTAAAGAACTCTTTGCTAAGGCCAATCATCGTTTCAGCATCGCTGCGCTTTACTTCATACTTTTCAGCAATAGCAGCTGCTTCCTCTTTATTCATCTTAGTCGTATCAGCAATGATACCACCAATCATAGATTTAAATTCCTTAGCTGGGCAGTATTCGCCTTCCTTACCTTCTTTACCATAGACACCTACAACATAAGAGGTATCATTGAGGAAAGCACGCATTACACGTACTTCATCTCGGTTAGATGCAGATGCATGAGTGAGATTCGTGTTGATCTCTTTAATCAAATCAGTAACTTTTTCCATAATAAATTTCTCCTTTCGGTTTTAACCAAATTACTTGATTTATCAAATTGTTTAATCTATAATAATTAACTATTTAATTATTATTGCGTGTTTTGAGGCATTTGATATAATCAACATAATCAAATGCTGGAATCTTTTTAACCTTACCCTTAGAGATAATTAAATCATTAATCTCCTGAGGCGTATACTTACTGAGTTCTAAAATAAAGTCTTTTTTAGAAATCAATTGTTCTTTTTTAGCCATATTTAGTACCTCTTAGAACGAATTTGATTACTTTAACGTTGCTGTGTTAATAAAAAACAAAATGGGCAAAACTCCCATACACCAATGGTGTATGGGAGAAATATGTGGTTGAGTACAAAAATGTTGAACATATCACCGATAACCTATTATTTAGGGTGTACCAAGAAACGGTGTGAGTGATTTGAAACTACTACTGAATGATTATTCTAAAAACCATTAGCTACTAAAAGGGAAATACAACTTGAACATTGTATTTTTAGACTGTCAAATGATACATTTTTAGAAATTAGAATTTTTACTGCTCACATATTTTTTTCTTTATGAATATGTTAAAGGCATTTATCATAATTATCACTAAAGTCTAAAAGCCCTTATCTTGAACAATACAATAACTATAGTTACTTTAAGGAGGTTTAAATATGGCAATTCATATTGATAAGATTGCTCCCCTACGAGTGGTAAAAACTAAATTCTATACGCCTGTAAATAAAGAAAATAAAAGATATGGAAGTTTAATCTTTTTATTGCTACCGCCTAATAATGGCGAAATGCTATATGATTTTATTAATATTCATGCCAAGTACCGTAAGTATAATAATAGTAATAAACTTATGGTTAACTCGAATATGTTTTATTCACTATATGAAGAACGTAATATCTCTTACTTTATTACTGATAAGGGATTACAAACTGCATCTGGTGAAGTCTTAGAAAACACACAAGATTATTATATGCAAAAGCAACAACTGCTAAATGAATCTATGGATTATATTATGACTAGAGATTTCTTCATGGATGATACACAGATTAATTTCTTCTCAGAAAATACAACGGATAGCAATATCAGACGTTATCTTTATAGAGATAGATTCAAATCTATTAAAGAACTCAATGAATACTATGAAGTAATTAAGAATAATAGTTCGATTAAATATACTTACCCTGATATTGAAAAATATAAAAATAGAAATCTATTTGTAACTATGCAGAAATACTTATCATCCTTGATGACTAATTTAAAACCTAGCATGAATAGCATTAGAGGCATCGATATGCTATTCAGTATTATGAGTAGATTTTTCTTAGATTTTAGATTCAATTCTTATACTAAGAAGTCTGTAGTTATTCCTGTAAGTGAATGGGTTAAATATTTAAATATTGGAGAAAATACGAATACGATTCTTAATCCTAAGGCAAAGCTTAGTCCATTGAATACTATTTTCTATACACTGAAGCATTATCCTACAAAGATTCAAGCTTGGAGAGATATTGATTTTATCTTTGTAGGTGACAATGGTTTCTTTAAATATAATTTTAATGATCCAAACAAAGTAGATACGAATAAATTCTTTAGATGTTTAGACGTACTGATTAGACATGTAGAAATCGAAGATACACCTAAAGAAGATTCAGAGGATAAAGCGACTACTATCTTATCTCGTATTGAAAAAGAGACTGAAGTAGAAATTAATCATATAACTGGTAAGAATGATAATCCGATTGGTAAATACTCATTAGTACAAGATAAGAATACTAAAACACCAGAACAAATTATTTCCAATACGGTTAAATATGAAGTAGAAGAAAATCCTGATTTAGATGGAGAATCTATTCCTGAAAACTTAGATAAAAATAATACTTTTAAACAAAGTCTTATTGATTTAAAAATGGCAGAAGAAGCCAAAGTTAAAAAGATTTCTCCAGAACGACAAAGACGATTTAATGAATTAAGTAATAAATTCTTATCTAGTCAAGTAGATAAGAAGAAGGTTGCAGATTTATTAAAAACTGATGATATTCCACTTGAACCAGTTAGTTATCCGAACGTAGAGTCCGTTGACGATACTTGGGATGATTTAAAGAAACCTAACTTTGAAAAACAATATGACGTAGACTCAGATATTTATAAGTGTATTGAATCTTTCGCTAGAGAAAGTAAAGATATTCCAATGGCTGTAGTCAGCGTCAATAGAGAAGATACATCGACTACAGAAGATTCTGTATACACATATAAAGTAGTCTTAGAAGATTCATTGAATAAACGTCATACATTAACTTTTGATGCGCCTAAGATTGTAAATAATAGATTCTTACGTCTTAGAGGCAATGATAAAGTACTTGGTGGACAGTTGATGAATCTACCAATTATCAAAACGGAAGAAGATACCGTACAGGTTGTATCAAACTATAATAAGATTTTTATTCGTCTAAATAAACCAGTTGGTAAAGCATCTCAACGTGTAGATGCCGTAATACGTGCATTAAATAAAATGATTGAGACAAACTATACAGACCCAGATGGTGATGATAAAAAAGAATCATCTGATTATATTAAAGAAATTATTCCTGGTAATAATACTAAGATCTGTAAAAAGTATGTACTTCCAATTGAGTATATTGATTTAGCTAGTTTCTTTAATAAGATTAAAATGAAAACCCATACAATTTATTTTAACCAAGACGAATTTAGAGCTAGAGTTAAAGATAAAATTAAACCAAATGAAATGGCTTGCATCACATTTAATAAAAATGATGATGTATATATAGCACTCTCTATGGATGAATACATGAATAATATTATTGAAATATTATCATTAGATAACTATTTCAAGAAACTTTATGACCATTATTTTACAACACAAAAATCAGCAGCGTTCTCAGATGCATCTATTCTTAGCAGCCGTATTCCATTAATTATTATTATGGCATATAACGTTGGTTTGACAACTGCCCTGGAACGTGCTAAGATTCGTTTTGATTTCCAAGAAAAACGTCCACCGAGAAATGAAGCGTTTATTAAATTTAAAGATGGTTATCTTGTTTATAATCCAGAGGCGTCAAACATTATTCTTTTAAACGGCTTATATAAATTTAATACAGAAGATTATAGCATTAAAGAAATTGATTCAAAACCAATGTGGTTAGATGCACTAGATCTATACGGTGCAAAATATAAAGCAGATGGTTTAGATTCTTTCTATAATTTAATGATTGACCCAATGACAGAAGAAGTTTGCCGTCATTATCAATTCCCTACAGAATATATTGAAATTCTAGCTTATGCTAATAGTCTATTAGTTACGAATGAATACAATCGCCATGTAGATATTACTGGTAACAGATTTAGAACTAATGAGCGTATTGCTCACTTCGTCTATAAA